GAACAAAGGAGGGAGAAGACAGGGCAACCGACTATGAGAAAATTATCCATATATGTAAGGAAAGACTACGACAAATAAAAACAAAAGAAAAATGGCAGGGAAACACCAATTAAAGACGAGTAAGTACTCAGACGTTGAAAAGCTCCTTGTGTGGCTTTGGAAGTACAAGCAAAGTCTTTTTCATAAGATTGAAATTCCATACTTGGAGGAAGAATGGAACCTCTACATCAAAGAACCTATAGTAATATCTAACTTCACAAAGGAAGATGATGATTTTCTCTATAAGTACTGCCCTCTTAAATTTGTTCGTTCCTACCTCATTAATGACTGCGGATACAAGAGACACAACATAATACAAATGTTGAGATGGAAAAGATAAAGATATTATACTTATAAGAGCAGACTATGGCATTTTAAAGGCTTATTTTGCAACTTCAAAGTAATATAGTTATAAACCCCTCACATATATTTGTAAGGGGTTTTATTGTACTAAAACTTTCCAATTTGAAAAGAATTAGAAAGTTTTATATATAATATAATACCTACAAAGAATATTATATATACATACAATATGACTTAATATAATATGTAGTGCATTTAATTATCAATTATTTAGTAAAAATTTCCTCTCTGAAAATCAATCATTTGCAAAATATTTATTGATTTTTTCAAAAAAAAGTTTGCAAAATATTTGGTAAATATAAATAAAAACCATATATTTGCATTGTGATTATTTCACAAAGGTTCTTTGAGAAAAGGGATAGATAAGAGCTTAAAAACCTTAAAGGTATGGGTGATTAAACCCAACAATAATAAGTGAAGCACCCTGCCAAGCGTGCGCCTGTAAGGTCGGATATGTAGTGGTTTTACATTCTGTCGAGTGATTTATTCTATCTCACCAACAGACGTCAGAAAGCGCAGTGGTTCTGCGATACGTGTGGGCATAGTAAGCACTCTAACCAAGTCTAACGTTGGGTGGTTGATGAGAAGTAATAAGCCGTTGGTGCAGGGATTGAGAATGACTGTCAAAGGGTACCCGAAAGCCCTTTATTTTAATATTAACTTTAAAAAAATTACAATATGAATAAGCAATATTTGCTAAACGCATTTTCGTTGCAAATGGTAGATACCCCATGCAGCGTATCTTTTACAGAGGTAGATAGTCTACCATCTGATTTGGTATCGGCTATCGGTCACCCTGACACAGCCAATGTGCCCGGGGTAGAGTGTAACCGCATTAACGTTCATTTGAACAAGGGTGACGTTGCGTATGTTGCTCATCTCATGGGCGGTCGCTTACCAGAGGGCGCAACTACATTGCCCGATGGCTTCAAGTTCAAGTATATTAGAGTAGAAGTAAAATAATGTCTAACAACAGTCCCTCGGGGCGGTTTATTTTTTTAATCATGGATGAAATATTTGAAACAACAAAAGAAATTTATGAGACGAGTCATATAATGGCAACAGATAAGGGTTATGTCTCACATCTGATGGAAAGTGAAAACGACAGATTTCAATTAAACGTTTACACGCAACGAAAGAGCAACGCCTTCTCTGTTCCTATCCCCGATGAGCTTGTCGAGGATATTAAAAAAATGCTCATTGATTACTATGTTGAGCAAATAATAAATGCCAACGCTCATATTCAAGAATTAGCAAATAAAATAACTAATATTAATTAATCATGATATCGGGTGCATACATAAATATTGACCTGTACGATGCTTTGAAAAAGGCTTTGCGTACAGATTTTGAGGATACAAAAAAAATACTCTTAGATGCTATTCTTGAAGCAATAAGTGATTGTGATGAAGAGGAGAAAGCACTGCAAGTATTAATCAAAAATCAACCCATGAAAACCTTAGAGTATCTGAGAGAGTATCATTATGAAGATATGCTTTATTTCGTCTTAGATGAAGAAGCGCAACGAGGAAAAAATAGGAAACTATAGATTAGGTGGCTATCGTTTGATAGCCACTTTTTTATTATCTATTAGTTGGGTTTGGTTCGATAAACTTAACGCTTACCGAAGCCGTATTGCGCCACTTATTTGTCTTGTATGTGGCATTTTTGCCTGTATACAATAGTCGTAATTTGACGTTAATAGATGGGATATATAAAGTTATTAATCCCTTATATAACTCTTCAAAAAAAGCCGTTTTATTTGTTCTTAGCTCTTCCGCATCCCTGCACACAAATCTAAAGTTTAAGGTATGCTCAATGCTATCGAATGCACGCTGTGTGTCTACATAGTATTGCACACCATTAGCAGTTCTTACTTCATTACTCACCAACTCTTTCATCGGTAGAGGTTTTTCAACCTCATCAATAAAGCCATCACCCATGCTTATTCCGTAGGTGGTGTATAAGTCTATATTAACACCACCAACAATAATATATATATCTCCTTTCATTTATTGTAGATTTTTAATTGGTTCGTCCCATTGATCTAACTTTTCCATTAGCATTTTGAGTGCTTTAGGCTGTAGGTTTGTATTCTCCCTTATTGCCTGTAATGCCATCATTGACTGTCCCAGGATGTAATTACCTCCCTCCGCAATAGCAAACATACGCTCTTGGTATGACCTTGTTAACTCCAACGCTGTCTTAGCATGTGCCAAATGCTCACTCTGCACAATGTACATAGCCGAAAAACGACCACTTAACTCCGTACCTGTCTCCTCGCTCATAGTCTTATACCCTCCATAGGTGGCTTCTTGGTCTGCTTCTTTCTGACTGCCAAGAATATCAATACCTCCCTCAAGTAGGGTCTTATTAATAGTGTCAGTCATGGCTTGTAATGCTGGTATTTGCTCTTGAAAACGTCCCATAAGTGACTGCGTCTGCTTATTTACATCATCAACCAACTGTTGAGTTGCTGTGGCTCCTCTGTCTGTTTTCACATAGCCCTCGTAAAGCTTCGCAATGTCATCTTGGAATGTTCCAACAATATTAGATAATACCATTGTTTTTATCATATCCGAAACTATCTCCCTAAATGTATCGCCTGCACTATCTTTAAAGGTCTTCAATGCGTCCTCCCCTGTCTCTAACCATGTCATTATAGCGTCCGTCATGCTGTCAACCAAAGGAGAATACATATCACTAACATGAGCACGCAAGCTCTCAACCCATTCATCATACTGCTTCTTATACTCTATAAGTTGTTCGATTGTCTCCTTAGTATTACCAACTAATTTATCTCCTTGTTGCTCCAACAATAGGGTAGCTGCTTCGATGTCAATCATGTTATCTTCATCAAAGAGCTTCATACCGTCCATGTTCTTTTCCATCCACTCTTGTACACTCTCCGTTTTCTGAGAGCGTGCACCAATACCCAAGAAACCCTTTTTCACTGCTCTTGTCTCAATGCGCAAGTTGTCAATGGCTTTCTTCTGTTGCTGTACATAGCCCTCTACTCCGTTAGCTCTCCTATATGCTTTATCACTAAGTATTGTCGGGTCGGTTACTTCTGCTACTTTGTCAAGCATTCCGCCTGTGGTAACATGTACCAATTTACGTGTCGTATCTGCAACAAAACCAGTTATTTTCTTACCCCATTGAACAAGTTTTCCTCCGCCCTCTTTGTTCTTATAGGCTTCTTGCATCTCATTGGCTTTGCCATAGTAGTTTTCAAGGGCTTTTTGTCCTTTTTCGTAGTCATTAGATAATGAACTCAAGCCACTCTGAGAAAACCACCCTTTTTCGGCTTGACGTGCTTTTAATACCGCCATTTCGTAATCTCTTACAGCTTGCGCCATGCGGTTTACCTCTTGCGTTTTGTTGTTCTGCTCCTCCCACTTCTCATCGTCAGACTTGATAAACCCAGTTAACTGCTCCAAAAGTTGCATTGCCATGCTGATAATATTCAATATCACCGAGGCTTTTTCTACCGCCCTTATCGCTTTTTGCGATTTATCAGATACTCCCTCTACGGACTTACTGCTAACCTCCGATAACTGCTGGATAGAATTAATCATACTTAACGTACCATTGAGAACAGTGCCTGCAGAACTTAATATCTCGCCCTCCGTGTCTCCTATCTGTTCGCCTAAGTCCTTGAAAGAACCGCTAACATTGCGAATGGCTTCTTCTAACCCCATCCACTCTTTTATACTCCTCTTATTGGGAGCTTCACCCTTGCGACTATTTATCTGCTCACGAAGCTTCTCAATACGTGCTTTGGTTAAGGCTACTTTCTTGCCATCTTTGTCGTTAGTATTCTCCATTGTTATAAGCTGTAATTCTGCCTGTCTAAGCATATTTTCCAACTCTTCCAATGTTATCCTCTCTAACTCTTGAACAAATGCGGTAAACCCTTGCTCTTTGCTTGCTATCTCTTCCTCTAAGGGTGTACTCTCTTCTTCAAATGTCGCTACCGCTGATGATAAGCCTATATTGCGTTGCTCTTCGGTAATCTCTCCCTTAGCAAAGGCTTCGCTAAACTCTTGCTTCTTCGTCAACATGTCATTATATAACATCTGGTACTTCTGGATAGGGTCAGTAACATCTCCAATCCATGTCGTTATTTCATCTGCTAAGGACTTTTGTCGTTTCTCAAAGGCTGTAGCTTTCTCCGCTTCTAAGGCTATCTGCTGTCTAACCGTAAGAATGCCTTTTTGCTCCCTTTTCCACTCTTCTTCTTTCTTGTGTATTCTCTCTATCTCATCATTGTAGTTGTTTTCAATCTGCTGTACACGTTTGTTGTGGCTATCATCTTGAAGCTCCAAAAGACTTCTATTTGCGTCTTTTATCATCTTCTCGGCTTCTTCATCTCTCTTCTTCTGCTCTTTCTTTTTCTGCTCTGCTTCTTTCCTTTTCGCTTCTTGTTCTTTCTTATCTATGCCTAAAATCTTTTCTAACTCTTCAACGCTTTTCTCATGCGTTTCAACATTCTCTTTTGAAGATTTTAGTTGCTTCTCTGTAGCAGTTCCACTCTTCAATAGCTCTTTATACTCTTTCTGAGCCTTAGCAAGTTCTTCCCTCTCCTTTTTTAGCTTTTCTATGGCGGTTATTTGTTCGCTTGCTTCTACCTCTGTCTTAGCTACTAACTTATTTAATTCTTCTAATGTTAGATAGTTGTTTTCTGCAGTGCCATTGTTAACAGCTTCCATTAAAGCCTTTAAAGTCTCCAACCTCTTTTTGGGATCCAAATTCATAAGGCTCGCACGCTGTTCATTCTTATTAGTCTCCTGTTCTTTCTCGTTTAAGTCTTTTTCTAATTGGGCTAATTGCTCATCATTACCACTCACCCCCTTAATATATCCTTTCTCACGGAGATACTTCATTGAAGCTGTCTCCTCCTTTGAATATTTTCCTGTAAAGACTTGCGCACCATACATGTAGGAGTAATTTGCTTTATCATTCTTTTTCGCCATGTAAGATTTTGCATTTGCTACATGTTTGCGCAATTCCTCATCCTCTACTTTTAAATTTTCTTTCTTGGCTTCATTGAGCTTACTATATACCTCTGTTAAGTCTGTTAAGTCTTGTATTCGAGACGCTGTGTAATCATTAAGCTCTGGTGCAATTGCTAATAATTGCATATAACTCTCCGCTACTTCCGCTGTTACCTCTTTCTCTTTGCGTATAGCTTCAATGAGTTCCTTTGCTTTCTCTATTCTGTCATCTTGGGCTTCGGCACTCTCTTTCTGTTTCTCTGTAAATCTCTCCTCTGCATCTTTAGCATGGTCTGTCACGGCTATATAACCAGCTATAGCAGTCGTTACTCCAACAAGAGTCGTAGCAAATAATACTAACGGATTTGCCTTTAGTGCGTTGTTAAATAGCTTTGTTACTGTTGTTGCAACCTTTGTTGTCGCTATCTTAGCCTGTAACATCTTTATAGCTTCCTTTGCTGTCTTGCCCTCTAATTTTTGCAAGGCTATATTTGCCAATAGTGCACCTCTATACGCTCCATAAGTAGAGACTACTGTTGCAATAACAGCTCCTATTGTCTTGTAGTTTTCTATAAGCTTAGTAGCCAAAGATATGGCATCAACAATAATACCCTCCGAAGCTTCACCCCAACTATTAAACACTGCATCTATACTATCCTGTAACATAGACATCTGTCCTCCAATAGTCTTTGACGCTTCTTGTGACATGTTGTGAAACTTACCACCTGCAGAAGTGGCACTTATAAAGGCATCTTGTACCATCTTTGCAGATATGGCTCCTTTGCTCATCTGCTCTTTTAGGTCTGCAACGCTCTTACCTGTTGTTCGGCTTATCTCCGTTAGAGGGTTAAAACCAGCATTAATCATCTGATTTAAGTCTTGCCCCATGAGTTTTCCCGTAGCCGACATCTGGGAAAAGGCAAGCGTCAAAGAGTTAAATTTACCAGCTTCTCCCATTGAAACGTCACCAATAGCACTGATATATTTAGGTACTTCCTCCGCTTCGAGATTAAAGCCCAACATCATCTGCGTAGCCGAAGATATACTACTCAACTCCAAAGGTGATACGGCTGCATATTGCTTTACCTTGCCTAATAACACATCTGTTTTCTCTTTTGAACCCAATAAGGTCTGTATCGACGTCTCCATCGCTTGAAATTCCTTTCTCGTTTGGATAACTTGATTTCCTAAAGCAACAACGGAGGTTCCAATACCTAACAAACCTAACCCCGATGATAATGTACCCTTAATCTTGTCAAAAATACTCGATGTCTCTTCTCCTGTATCTGCTAATCTATTGTATTCGTCAGCAACTTCCGCTAATTCCGCTCTATGCCGATTTAAAGCATGTGTAGTGTTAGCAACCTCAACCTCAACATCGCTTATTTCCTCCTTTGCCCCTTTGATTTTATTCAATAACTCCTTTTGTTCTGGGTCATCTTGGCTCATTCCATTACGTGCATTTAGGTCGTATTGGTGTTGATAGTTCATCAAACTATTACGCAAATCATCAAGAAGCTTTTTTTGCTCCGTTAAATCTTCCGTTAAGTCTTCAATGGCTTTAGAAGATTGTTCCATAGCATTTTTATAGCCTTGTTCAATGGCACTACCTGTCTCTCTCGCTTGTATTGCGACACGTTCAAACTCTTCCTCTGTAGTCTTTAGTATGCCGTTCAAGCGTTCAATCTCCGTTTGGTCTGTTGTCGCTCGTATGTCCGCTTTGAGCTTCTTAACTTCCTCTCTCAATCTTACTAACTCCGAATAGTCAGCATGTGTTCTAAATGATAATACTCCCATGTTTTCAATCTTTTACACAAAAATAATAAAAAAAAACACCCTACTAATTAAATAGTAAGGTGTTGATTTATTTATTTTGTTGTCTTAGATGTTGCAATAAGCTAACTGCCCAGCACAAGAAGATAACTCGTATTTAACAAGCTCCAACTCATCAACGACAGACAAGAAATAATCGTTATATCCTAACCCCACAAGTTTATCGTTATTGTTGTTCTTGTATTCTTCTATCTGGTTAATAAGCTCTCCAACGTTTATAATTATGTTGCTAAGATTGCTGTCTAATTCAATATGTACCATAAAATTCAATTTAAATGATTATTTTAAGCATAAGCATAAGGTAGATATTAAATTAAACAAATGGAGGGTCAAAATTGTAAATAAGGGATAAATTACCATAGGTCGGTGTCTCTTCTCTTTCTCTACGCTTCTTCTCGGGAACTCTTATCCTTATTTTATACTGCTTCTGTTTGTAGCAGGCAACAATATGATGGATAGTGATTTTCTCTTTGTCTATATATTCCTTTTCTGGGTCGCAGACATCAATACAACATTGAGTTTTTTCTACCTCAATGCTTCCTCCCTCCGCACAGAAGAGACAAATCAAGATTAATAAAAATCTCATAACCTCTATATTTTGACACAGCAAATATATTATACTTTACAATTATTTTACAACTTTTTTTGTCGTTTTTTTATCTACCATTTTGAAAAAATCTTCCTCGTTCATCTCTTCCATCACATCACCATAAGCAACTCGAAGCTTATCTTTCTGCATTACAAGCAAATTGCGGTATGGTATCTTATACACAACATCATCATATGACAGGTGTAAATTATCCATGAGTGTAGCAATCTGCCCCAACATCGTGCTATTTCCTATTACCGTTGTTTTGCTATCATCTTTGCTACACTCCTCCTCAAAGTTGATAGCTTGATAAAATTTTCTAATGATATTAAATTATACCCCTCAACAAGAGCATTTACAACTTCGTCCATCGTACCTTTCATTAACTCCTTTGTTATACTCTCGTCTCCCTTTATCAAATAAGATAGAGCCTTGCAATAACTCTCAGCGTTGTTTATCGTTGAGAGTATATCTTTCAGCGTCTCCCCCTCTTTGGCATCAGACAGGTGATATGCCATACCTACTATTTGGTGTATTGTCGGAGTTTTTAACATATACGTCTTTCCTCCTACGACAACCACCTTGTAATCATTCCCCAATATTGCAGAGGATACCAATTTTAAAGCGTTTTTCATATCTTTTATTATATAGAGGGGTTAAACCCCTTTTTAATTTTTACTCAACTTTTCGTTTATATATTTCAATGTGTATGTCCCCTTTTTAAATGTATATTCTGCATACTCACTCTCATAATTATCAGAAGTGAAGTACACACCCAACAATATATCTTTAAGTCTATACCAGTCATCACGAAGAATAACTTTGAAGTCTAACACAACTTCTTCAAATTCTTCTTCTAATAGGTTTTCTAAACCCCATAATGACATGTTGTCAACAATGTGTTCATTGGCATAATCACCTACAATCCACCAATTGTCAGCATCGAGTTCAAAATCCAACTCTATACCCTTATATGACAAAGTAAAAGGTATAGCTTCGTGTATTTTATATATATCTTCTTCAATTAGGTCGTATATACTTCTCATAATCTTTAAATTTTAATTGTTTACACAAAGTTAAACTTTTGCTTTAATCTTTACAAGTTAAGAAACGTTAAATAGTAATATTATTATCTGTTTATATTCATTCTAAATTAAGTACCACTTTAATATTTCACTCCATAATTACTATCTTTGTAAAAAATAATCAATCATGGAACTAAGAATAAAGAGCATTCTAAAACAGAAAGGAATGACAGCTAAGGAATTAGCCGAAAAGACTGGTATATCTCAGACAATGCTGTCTTATGTAATGAGCGGAACGACACAACCATCCGTTAAGACATTGGAAAAAATAGCACAAGCAATGGGTGTTCACATATCCGAACTTTTTGTCGACGCTCCTACTATTATTGTCTGTCCCCATTGCTTAAATACTATATATATTGAACCAAACGCAAATAAATTGAATAATACACTATAGTATTTGTTTGTTATTCAACCCCCTCTTCTTGTTGCTGTTTTGGTGGTTCCGCTGATATTGTATTCTGTTCCTCCTTAATAGCTTGCATTTCTGCGTCTATATCATCAACAAGTCCTACCATCTGTATTGCTGTCCTGGTGCTAATTATACCGCTATTCTTAGCTGTAGATGCTCGGTTAATCTTCTCGTCCGCTCCATCCTCAAATGGGTCAGCAAAGGTAAAATCTATAACTATATCGTCCCATTTCAGATGTGGATACTTAATCTTTAGATAGGCAATATATAGGTTCTTTATCCTGTCAACGCTTGCTTCCCATATTTCTAAGTTTTTAGAACGCTTAATATAACCGATAACAAGAGCATTGCGGAGAGCTGACCCCGACAAAGAACCATAACCTCTTATACCCTCATACGTAAAGTCAGGGGTAAAGCTATCGTTAAGTATTGCCGATTTTAATTCCTCTTTCTCACTCTGCCAACCTCCTGCCATGTTCGGAGGAGTTATGTAATCGAATACACTATCCCCCTCCATCTGAATAAACTTGCCAATACTCTCGGGAGATACCATATTCTCAATAACATCAGCACTCGCTTTGGCGATTGGGTCGGAGAAATAATTATTATTATCTGAGGTACGACACATCACATCCTCTTCCCTGTCACATAATGCCTGTACGTTATCCCATTCTTTTGCCTGGGAGGTATAGACTATATTAATCTTTCCTGTAGGATTAGGAAAAGCGTCTATCTGCCAACCAACAGAATTCTTGGAGCAGTTGTAAATCATATCTGCGGTCTGAATATCCCAATGACGGATTGTCTTGTCTCCTTGCTTAGTTATATAACCATAAGCAAATGCCCTCATGACGTTGTATTGGTCAACCAAAGTACGTAATTCATAACCTGTACTACGTGCTAAAACTAACGTATTAAGTTCTGCTTCTCCTTGTTCGTTTCGGTAGATATGAAATAAGTATGCCGATTGTGTCTCGGCTCCCGACAAACGCTTACTTTGACGTATAAGAGCATTAAAACGTGTAGTCTTCAAAAGGTCTTTAAAAAGCCTAAATTCTTCATTGTGTTCCTCTCCTTGAACTGACCATCTAATAGGATTGTTTAGGAGAAAAAACAAGGCTACCTCGTTTATAAAATATTGTCTTCCTCGTGCAAGCTTCACGGATTGGTAATCTGTTTGTCCTTTCCTCCGCTTGTTTGGACGGTTCATTATTTTGTGCTTCTGGGGATAATACTCCATAATAGCTCGGTCTACCTCCTCTTCGTTGTTAGACATCAATGCAAGAGCACGCATTATGTCCCTATCGTGTATTAGCTTGACAAAATCACGCTCCACTCCCATGAGATTAAGCGTTTTGTTTTTGAATAAGTAATATATGTCCTCTAAAATCATCTTATTGAATAGTTTGTTTATGCAAATATAATATAATAATCAAGCATATACACGATAAATTCTATATATTGTAATTATTTTTCTATTATATGCTTGTATTTTAAAAATATTATCTATCTTTGTGTCCATCATAGACTTGTACATATTCAGTATTGGGTGAGTTTTGGACATGATTACATTTTTCCCTCTGTTGTGCCAACAGGGGGTTTTTTATATATATATAATAATATACTGCCAGGATAAAACCTACATATATATTTATAATCATGCACTCTTGCATGATTATAATATATATTTAACATCTTTTAACTTGTAAGATTTAAAAAGATAATTTATATTTGCAATATGAAATTAAAACAAAGTCAAACTAATAAAAATTTATAGTCATGAGCACAGAAAATAAAAATAAGATGAGACAAGTATTGAACATGGCTTGGATATTCGTTAAGTCAAAAGGGTTAAGCCTTAGTGAAGCACTAAAGCTTGCATGGTCAAATGCTAAGCTAAAGCAAGCACTAAGAAAGGGTGTAGTTTCTTTTGCCTATAGAAAATTAGATGGCACAATCAGACGTGCTTTAGGTTCTCTCTCATCAGCATTAGTACCGCCAACAAACGATGGTATTTCTCAACATAGAGACTATCAGACTTATTACGATATAGAAAAGGGGGGTTGGCGCAGATACAGCTACCTCAATGTCATATTCTAATTCTAAAACTTTAAAGCTATGAGTGCACTATTAATTAAAGCCAATGGTGAGAGATTTACAATCTCACCTAAGAACGGCGAAGATTTTAAATTGAACGAATTACAAGAATTGGTTGGTGGGTATATAGAGATTATCCAGATGTATGGACACATTATGGTCGTAGACGAAGAAGGTCTACTCAAAAAGAAGCCATACAATGCCGTAGCGTCTAGCATAAGCGGACGCCCTTTGGTGGGTGATGTCGTATTCTGCACCCCTGAAATGGTAAAGTAAAAGATTGTTTAATAGGGTGTGCAGTGCACACCCACAAATTATAAAACTATGGATTTAGATATTTTAAAGACTAAAGATGGTCAACTAAGAAAAAAATATGGCTTCTTTGAGAATTTTATCGAAAAAGGGGTTTTACATGGTGTACACATGAGCGGACACCGCTACAGCTACGCAGAGCATTATGCATGCATAGAAATGTGCGACTTGCTTGGCTTGTCTTACACCATCGGCAATGACAGCCCAAGAGGGGGGCAACTTGGCACATACGTGCAATTAACACCAGAGAGTATAAAGAAGTCTGAAGATTTGCGCAAAGAAATAATCAACAAGCGCAAAGAAGCTCTCATGAAGAGAAAAGAAGAGTGTGAGAGACGTATGGCACAGAATAAAAGAACATACAAGCTATGTTGTGAAAAGAATATCACTCTTACACCAGAGCAACACACCCATTTATTGTCACTTAATAGTAAGGGGCGCAAGCACTACTTACATGTATTGGCTCATGGACTTGGGGTGGTTAATAATGACGGATTTAAGGCTTATATTAAAGAAAAATATCCACCGATTAACTAAGACTTATATAAAACAGAATAGGCGGTAAAAACCGCCTATTTTTAAATATTCAATAATCAAAGTACTTACCTAATATATATAGTTGCCCTTTGGGGGTTACCATTGTGACAGGGTAATATTGACCAGTTGTAATGCTAGGCTTCATTTCAATTCGGAAAAGTCCCATGTTGATTGCTCTCTGCGTTGGGTGTGCTGTCCTCTGCATGATAAGTCTATTTTCCCTCAACCAGGCATACAACCTTTTTTCTCCTATATCTGCACCTTTCTGACAAAGAATCTTAGCAAGTGCATGCACATTGATACATTCAGAAGATGCCTCAACAGCTTCGGCAAATGCCACCTTAGGTCTATTCTCCTCTAATACTCGTTGCTGTGAAGCGATTATTTTTTTCTTCTCTTCTATTGTCTGCTGTGCGAGGATGAGTGCTTTCGCCATGATAACATCTGGTGTGTCCTCCTCCGTAGTATGGATATACCCACCTTTCTTGCGGATAGATGGGAGGACTTCACCACATACCCAGTCTTGAAAGGGTTCTGCTTGTGGTTTATCACTTCTCATAATGACCTTGTAGAGGCTCTGCTCGTTGACAAAAAGAGCTTGCTGTTTTCTACCTAAGCTGTCGGTGACCCCAATCCGAATGGGGGCATCTTTAAGGCGAGATTTTACCGCATCAGTTCTCAACTCCAACACTCTACACACATCAGCCAAACAGAACAATGGTTCTTCGGCTGTTCCTGCTGTTCGGATACTTCCGAACTCTGCATTTTCAAAAATTGTAATTTCCATATTTATATAATATTTATCACATGCAAATATAAAAGCAATTATACAAATGTATGTGATATTATATAAAAATTTTTCACCTGCATTTTTGAGCCTGGTGTATCTATGGCTCAAATAGGTTACTGCAAAGAGGTTGGTTCTTTTGCCGTATCAGAAGCTACATCTGTGGCGAGGGTAGCGATGATGAAATCTGCCTTACAGAAGTAAAGCGTATTTCTTACAAAGACAAAGGGCAGATAAATGGGCAGATAAAATAAGATATAATACCAAAAGCAAAGGGTGCTCCGCTTGGAACACCCTCTTTAAACCATCTAACCAGAATTACCAAAGACCCTGTTTCTCCAACTCTCGGAGCTCTGCACCTGTGCAAGGAATGAAAGTAAATGCGTTGTTAAAGATGTCGTAAACCTCGCTCCACTTCTCCAATGGGAAAAGACTGTCAATCTTTGTCTTTGCGTCTGTTATCTGTTTGTTGGGTATGTATGCAAGAGTATCAATACCTAAAAATTCTCCTTTCTCTCCGTATATAAGCTTCGATAAATAATAATTACGTTGAGAGAAGAATATATTGTCATACGTTCCATTATTGATATACCCGGCTTGCATGGCAAAACGATTATTCAGAGTATCAATATTGCCTAAAGAAAACTCAAACAATTCCGTAATTATTACTCCATTATACTCGCTTCTTAGCCATACGCTATCAATACGGACAATCTCCTCTGCAGATAGATTTTCATAACGGACGGCTTTATTTGCTTTGTTCACTCCGTTGATATAGAGACGATAATTACAATCAAATTTACCGTTATCATCATCTTTGCATGATGTAAAGCACACACACACGCAAAATAGCATAAGTAAAAATTTTCTCATTTCTTTTTCAATTTAAATTATAAAGGCAAAATAATAGCTTTTTTTTGACAATTCCAAATCTAATACGCTGTTGGGTCAATACATGTTATTGTTGCATCATAATTCCCTCCGAGATTAAGAGTAAACGATGTGGTTGTCTCGGCTTGTAATGTCGCATAACTTCGTGACGCATGAACTATCACCGATACATTGAATACTTTTCCGTAATCGTGCGTAACTACCAAAGCGGTTCCACCTCCCGAGAAATATAGAATCAACCCTTTAGGGTTATATGCTCCACTTACATCATACTTTCCTGTCGTACTACTATAACTCACTCTAAAACTCAAGACAATAGGATTAGCGAGATAATAGCTACTCCCTTGATTGAGGTTATACACAAGTCCCGTATTCGCCAACAGCTTATAGATAGCACTACCATGACGCATACGGAAGATGTCCGCTGTACTCTTAGGAGCTATAGCAACATAACTATCAGCGTCGGCACTCATGATAAGTCCATCGTAGAATATCTTATTGTTGTATGCTGTCGCTACTCCGTTGAAAGATACCGCAGGAACAGTAATTTTCTGTATTGTTGTCTTATTCCATGATGGAGTCAACAAGAACCATTCACCCTCGTTGTTCAGATCTAAATTACTCGGTTTTGCACAATACGCACTCAAGTAGTTAGTGTAGTTACAACGCACACGCATTCGATATGTTCTCCCACTGACAACATTAAACGATTTACCCGACACCGCTGTAGGGCTTCCACTGAACACAACATTATTATAATTATCCAATATAGATACGGTTATATTTGTCGTTGGAGAATTGCCCCACGATACCGATGAGGGTGTTATCGGAGTTTGGGCTGGGTCTGACCTTGTACAAGTGTACGACGGAATTTGTATCGTTGTTGTAACGCTTATATTTGCCTTAAAGGTCAATGTTCCTTCCGCTGAAGCTGTGAAGATAGTTTTCTCTCCACTTCCCGATAATCCTATCTGAATAGAATTAGTACCCAAACCACCTGCTACTCCGGTGTAATCAAATGCCATTGTATTAGTACTTCCTGACAATAATATATCAACCTGTGCAGTTGATGGAGTGCCGAGATTGGAAACAAACTTGCCCAATCCAGCATCTATCGTTGCGCCTAATGTCTGTGCAAGTATCTGTGTAAGGAGAGTGCCGTTTCTCTTCAGTGAAATAGAACCACCCGATATATCTATATCATTTGTTCCATCTCCACTCGTTATCAGTGCATTGTTCAAGATAGCACCTATAGCCTTTAAAACTCCCTCCGAATTGACAATGAAGTTAGCAATGCCATTAATTGCGTCAGCTAATGTTCCTCCACTCCAGAAACGCACGTTATCGCTACCGCTGACACCTGCAACAACATCGTCTCCGCTGTCTTTAAGTTGTACAACATTAGTCAACACAAGACCTCCGTTGATGTCCGTTGACCCTTGTTTCATTGCGTTGGTGAGATACGCCATTGCATCGGCTTGGGCTTGTACCGCTTTTATCTCCTCCTCCACATCTTCGGGTGCGGGAGTCCAGTCTGTCGCCTTATTACCTAATTCAAGTTTTACATTGCGGAATGTGATAGTAGCACCATTAGTATTACTGCCAAATGCAATAAACGGCTTATCATTTGTAGGTGTAAACCCATTTGTCAAAGTAAATATTATCACCTCCTTAACCCACTCACCATCAGTAGATGCCCGATATGATGCTTTGATAGTGGTATATGGTGTCTCTAATGTTAACCAACCATTTATATTTGTATTTGTCCTTTCAAAAGACAATGTTAAAGTCGTGCCACTCGGTATACCTTTTTGGGTTATCTCGGGTGATAGATAATACATTATACTGCCGTACGATGATGATGTAATCGTGTTCGATGATACTATAGATGTTCCCAATAGATAATTTCGCCCGCCTATCTGCAAGTTATCCACCTTACTATTAGCACTATCGGCTGTTGTCTTGGCATTGTTGGCGGTTGTGTTAGCGGTATTGGCTGTTGCTTGTGCTGTGTTAGCGGTATTATTAGCCGTATTAGCAGTAGAGTTAGCACCATTAATAGCCTTAGCAAGGACGGGTGTGGTGGTGTCGACATCTCCATTATCATACGTTACAACACTCCTCGTCCATATATACTTACCGCTTGCCCATGTTGGTTGGTCCGTATTCCACGAACCGCCACTTTGAGTCGCTGATGAGGTAGAGAGATAATATTGCTCAACGATAGACTTAACACCAATACCGGTATCGCCCTTAGCTCCGGTCGCTCCATCTTTGCCATTAGTACCATTAGTACCATCAACACCATTACGACCGCTGATACATGTAGGTGTTGAATACTCCGTTGTCCCTGCTCCGTAGGTTGTCGCTGTGCGTTGCCATATATAATACCCACTCTTCCACGCTGGAGCATTAGTTGACCAACCGCTTGTCGGTGCTGTCGTTGTGCTTTGGTTCTGCGCATACTCCACGTCAACGGCTGTAATAGTTAGGTCTTTGACTTGCTCTGCCGTAGTTATGGCTTTGTTTGCATTTTCGTTTGCAGTATTAGCATTTTTGTTTGCAGTGTTTGCCGTTGTTTGCGCTGAATTAGCAACACTTCCCACGTCTGCAATATCTCCGAGTAACTCCGTATAGTCCGATGTGCCTTTGAACGATATTTGTCCGCTAATCACCCCTGTGTCAAGGTCAAAGTACGTTTTGCCGTCTATCGATGATATACGACCTGTCTTTAGCTGTCCTCCGTTGATTGTCGTTGCTCCGTAAGTCAATGATAATATACGATAGCTCTTATCATCACCACTCATCACACTGCTCAATGTACCAACGAGGAACATATATACATTATTGCTATCAACCAACGCATTATACTTGTATTGCTCCGTAGACAATACAATATCACACGCTGTACCACTCACCGCACATTGTGCATATACATAATATGCCGTAGCACTGACTAAATCTGTGCGTGTACTTGCTGATACATTCCACGTCTTGATGTTGTCGGGGTCAATAGCGTAATGTATGAGTTTGCCACTATTGCTCAATACATTAAAGGCGTTTGCATTGATGCCATAGTTGGCTTCAAAAAGCACATTTTGCAATGCAAAATTAGTCGACATGGCACCCACAGACAACATGAGCGTTTCAATCGTCTCGGGTCTAATCTTCCCTCCGTTGAAATATCCGTCTGTATCGAATATCGTATCTTTAAGTTCCTGCTGTGCCTTATATGCCTTGCGTGTAGCTTCTTGCACTGCTCTATCATCTTTAACACTTACCTCCGTGACGTGCTTTTCTGTGCTCTCTATGGCTTCAATAATTGTTGATATACTGCCTTTGCTCAACTCCTTGCAAAACGTTATTGTCTGCTCAAAAGCTCTGTCTAACTTGGTCACTAACTTGGTCACTCTGGTGACTAAGTCACGACCTCCAACAGTATACAAGATATTACTACCAATGACAAACCGAGGGTTGTTTTCAGCGAAATACACTTGGTTACTCTTGACCGTGTAAGCGTTTTTATCTCTACTCTCCTCGTAGATTGCAAGTAAAGCCTTTTCTTCAAGCTCCCGATATGCACTATCAATATACATCTGTGACATACGGATGTTGAAAATAATAGCTTTATCTCCTACTTTGGGTGTGATGTTGGTATTAGGGACAACAACGGTATTATCTTGGATAAATACCACCTCGAAACAATGAGCTGGAATAGTTACCGGTACACCATCATCCCCACGCAATGTCTCGCTTTGCTCATGATAGATGAGTTTAAATTCTCGTCCCGATAACGCACCACTCTTTACGTGCAAAGACAGTTCTTTTCCTTTGATGAGTGAGCCATTCGGATTTTTATCCTTATCGTAGGTGCTTGGATTGATAGTGAATAAGTCTCCTACTCCATCAATCAACGTGATGTAATATACCTTATATGTATCGGGGGTTGTTTTATTGTCGTCAAGATAAACGATATTGTCGTTATCATCACGCATATACTTTGTTCTTGTGCAGATAGACTGCACAGATAAATCACTCTTAGGGTAGACTTCCTCTATTCTAATAATCTTTGAAAATATCATACCACTGCTCACACTCTCATCGGTGATGTAGTCTCCGTTAGCGTCAACCAAAACATTGCCTTCACTGTCAAACTTTGGTAAATCAATATATCCTCCGCTGTGCTTAGCCGGGTCAAGCGTAAGACGTTTGTTGACTACTTGTGTCGCCTGTGCTCCGTTGTAGTCCTGCGGGATATTGCGGTCAGAGCCAAAGACGTAGAAACGATTATAGAAGGTGTTTTGTGTTTTGGTTGTCGTGCCTTGCACCTCTACACCATCGGTCACCGCGATAACATCACCGACAACGTATCTCTTAGTTATCGTGATTACATTATTGTCATACCACCATTCACATTCCCAATCTTTGCAGATATTGTTCAGAGCCGTTATTATATCCACATCGCTAAAGGGTATTATAAGAGCTTTGTCTATGGCTTCGTCTATCTCCACCGTATATGACAACCCGGTACCACGCAATATGGCATCTTCAAGAGCGATTTTGATTGCTTCTTTGTCTCCCGTAAAGTTCCAATCACTCTCCACCGATTTAACCACATCATTTTCCAACGTGTAAAGCATAAATGGAGTTTTACCCAGACGAATTATTTCAGATTGAAAATTGGGTGTGTATTTCCACTCGTAGCCATCTGTTGTGATTGGTGTGTGTGGCTCATATAGGTAATATGTTTTGCCGTTGACGGTTATATTGCTCCCCATTGGCAAGTCATAACGTGCGGTATCACTCCATGAGAGTTTAATTTCATCGCTCTTCATGAGTTCTTGCGTGTGTTCCGCTTGCGCTGTGATAGGTGCAATGATATTAATAGTACTACCCTCTACTGCGGTAAAATCGTACAGATTACGCGTCCATGGCTTACTCTCTGACGATATAGAAGTCAAGTCTATACGGAGGTAGTATTTACCCGATACTGACGGAGTGATAGTAAGACACATCATGCCGTTGTAATATGTCTTGACTACAGATGTTATTCCGTCTGTGTGGTACATAGCCCCATCTCCCGTTTCGACGGTATAGACTGAAAAAGCTTTGTCCTTGAATAGTCCAAATGTCACCTTTCCGTGTGTTGTGCCGTTGAGACGTCCCCACACACATTGTCCTTCGTCTACCTCCTTACATCTTATTCCTACAGTGTACGTCTTGCCTGCTGTCATCTCAATATATGATGAGACAAACACATAAGGCACACTATCAGAATAGTTAGATGTGCTGAATTTATATTCTCTTACTCCCTTGATAATATTAGGGGTGTTGATTGCTATTTCGTTCATAGTAGATGTTTTTAATCATACAAATTTAGTTCTTTTCAACGAGTTATCAACGTTTTATTAACAAGTTATCAATGTCTTATCAACGTGTTGTCAATGCTTTATTTCTACACAGATGGAGCATTATCCAATTTTGCTCATGGTAATAGTACCAAAGAATTTAATATTGATTTAAGATGAGTGACAAAGTAGAAACTTTAGTATTTCCCGACAATGGGAATAAGACAACCGATTTACTGCTCGGCTCCATGCTTGGAGGTGGTGGCATGGGTGGCTTTGGCGGTGGTTTTGGTGGCTGGCTACTCTGGATTTTTCTTGCCATGATGAACCGTAATGGTTTCTTTGGTGGAGATAACGGAAACAGCGAAGCGACAAAAGACCTCCTTATGTCGGCAATGCAAAACAACAGCACAGCTCTTCAAAGCTTGGCAAATCAGTTTAACTGCTCGATTGGTCAGATACAGAGCACCCTTTGTTCTATTGGAACACAGATCCAAAACGTTGGTGCTCAAGTTGGCATGTCTGTTCCGCAGATTATCAACGCTATCCAAAATGGCAATATGAGTATAGCTCAGCAGATAGCCGAGTGTTGTTGCAATGTGCGTGAAGCAATTACACGTCAAGGTTATGAGAGTCAGCTCGCAATATGCGGTCAGACTAACACCCTTACATCTGCGATGAGTGAGAATACACGAGATTTAAAGAGTTCAACAGACGCAGGCTTCTTGTCGGTGCTTCAAGAACTCCGTAACATGCAGACTAACGCTATGCAAGACAAACTCAACGCAAAAGAAACGGAGATTGCCACACTCAAAGCTCAGATTAACAACGAACATCAGACTCAAGCTATAGGTCAGATGTTTGCACAGAGTATGGCACAGACCGCCGATTTGCGTGCTGAGATAGAAAAGGTAAAGTGTGGTTTGCCTCCTACTACGGTAGTACCTAATCCACAAGTGGCAACACTCCCAATATGTACGGCTTATCAGTTGGGCATATATGGAGGTTTTCCCAATGGTAACTATTTTATCTAAGTGAAAGGAGGTAAATATGCTACCAATTAATTACATGAGCAACATAAACGGCATACCACGCATTGAAAGTAACAGCATTTCTGTCGGGACTGCATCGGTGGTTTTTGCGTTAAATTCTCGTTTGTCTTTTGTCCGATTTAACGGCTTAGTACTTATCAAGCTTAATCAGATAATACCAACAGGAACAACCGCAACATTACCCATAGTTGTTACTTCTGCTAATGGTGAGGTTCCACTTGTCAAAGTAGGAGGAGACGCTGTAACCGTAGACGATATTGCTGGCACTGGTGTGTACCTCTTTTACTATGACAATGTAAGTAATACGTTGCAAGCTTTACCTTCTATTATTTAATATTTATCGTGTATGTTTCAAGGAGTTCGCAATGGCAGTCTTATATACATATTATACAAAGACGAGCCGACAATTAAAATGGGTCAAGTGGTTTCAGTGGGAAATCCACGAAATAAATATCAACAACAGCAACAAATGCTTCCTTTTAACCTCAACACTGCCGATATGGTTATAGATATTACGATAAAGGTAGATGGAGAGAATAAAAATTTAGAGGGTTTGCCCGCTGTCGCTTCTGTTGCTGATTTTGGAAAGGTTGTTTTTTCTGACACTAAAGAAGCTATCATGTCGGAGTTAGACAACATGCTAAAGACAAGTAAAGAAGTAATAGCAAGTGTAGATTATCACAAAGCAATGATTGAGAAGATAGAGATACTTTTTCAATCCCTCAACCCTCAAATAGCAAAAGACAAGGAGATAGAGACGAAAATAATAAGTCTTGAAGACAAGCTAAGCCGAGTTGACACAAGCATAGAGGATATAAGACTACTATTGCAACGACTTGCAACTTCGCAATCAAAAACTAAAAAAGATGAGAATAATAAAGATTAGCTCTGCAAAGACAGAGAAGTTAGGAGAACACATAGAAAAGGCACTTCGCTATATGGGGAAAGCCATGCAATGTGTAGAGGAAATGAACGATGGTGACGAGATGAACGAGAGGGATGAGATGGAAGATGATGAAGATTGGGGCAAAGACCGCATGAACAACAGAGGACATCGCATGGGTCGCAATCGTTATTAATCATTTCAAGTTAATTATTCGGAGGAGGGTCTTCCTCCTCCTTAAATACTTTTCAATATGAAATTACCCTTAGACTATAAAGATACATTTGGAAGAGATATGGATAACTATCTTGACGAATACGGTTGGCATTTCACAAAGAAACTATGCACCTATGCTATTTCTAAGATGAAAGGTGTCAACGGAGAGCCAGTAGAACCCATAACACAAGAACAATATAAAGAACTCCTTAAACGCTACAATATTACAATTCCTAAAGATGTCATGCATGATGGTGTATTCGTAGCCAATATGTGTAAGGCAGACTTTTATAAACGGAGTATTCCAGATGAACAACACCTCGCAATGTTTGTCCGTGATTACCTACAAGATGTAGATGCTCCCGATGGTATTGCTATGCGTAGGTGGTTTATTACTATGGTAGGGAACGGAGAACCTATAGACTGGGACGAAGTATATGACGAGTAAGACGATATATATAACGAAATATGATTGGTTAGTCTCCTTTTATGTTGTTGATACATGCAAAGATATACAACCAATCATATATTCTATTAAAGACAAAAAGACACGCACGAAAATAGCCAATAAAATAAAGTCATGTGGAATTAACACAGGACTGACATACAGCAAAGGACAAAAAACAATAATGATAATAGGCAGAAGCACATGTGCAAAGGAATTTTTAAACACTCTGACACATGAAATTTTCCATCTTGCAATACATATCGGTAAATACTACGACTTAGACCTTGCAAGCGAAGAAGCAGCCTATATTGTAGGAGATTTTATCCCTAAGATATATAATAATATTAACCATTTAATTTGTAATTGTCATGACAGAAGAAGAGCGCATAAGATTGTTTATTGAAATATTCAACCTCAACAGCCTACCTATTACTTTTTATTATAGAAAATATAATCTATAACTCTCCTATTGGCTTCATCAATCTTTGACGTGTCGTAATTGATGTATATCATTGTCATGGCATGTGTATGAGTGTGCCCCATTGCTTGTGCTATGGTCTCTATTGGTATTCCTATCTCAGAAGCTAAAGAAGCCCATGTATGACGAGCCCAATAGGAAGACAATGTGGGATATAAGACTTTAAGGTTGCGTGCGCTTGCACTATTGAAACACTCTACACACGTATAACGCTCACACATATCAAGCAAGGTCTTTTTACCTCTATACTTGTTAATAATCTCCATTGCTTCGGGTTCTACCCTCACAGAAAGAGAATACCCATGTCGTTCTATCTTTGAACGTATATATTCTATTCTTCCATGTCTCATTTCCTTACATTGAAACATATCTACGTTATTCATACCAACCAAGAACAAAGACAAAAGGAACATATCACGGTGATACGCTTTATTACCCTTTAAAGGATAGTTAATAATCTCCCTTACTTGATTTACCGATAAATTACGCTTGCGCACCTTGCGGTGTCTCGTCTTGATATTTGCAAAAGGATTGTGCAAAAAAGGCATTTGCTTTCGTGCTTCAATGAATAAAGCCTTTATCAGAGATAGATAATGATTGATAGTGCACACTTGAAGACCTTTTTTCTCTAAATACTTAATATAAGACGTGACCCAATCCTCCGTTATATCATCATAATGATAGTTATCAAAGTCGCAAAAACCACGATAAGAATTAATAATTGCGTCCCTTATTCTCTTTGTTTTTGGGTGCGCTCCCTCTATCATTCGCATATATGTCTGTATCGGTGTTTCTTCCGCAACAACTACCTCTTGATAATCTCTAATTTGCTTGGCAGTCATGACACGTAACCTCCCCATTGCTTTAAGCTTCGTTATCTTGTCCTCATACTGAACCAACATACGCATAAGAACACTATTATATTGTTTCTTATACTTACCACCTATAACCACACCACTTCTTGCGTCCCATTCCTCTTTTCTTATATTAATTCCCACAGAGACCATAGCCGAACTATCATTGTGACGTATCACTAACTTAATAGGAAATAACCCATCATTATTTTTAAACCTTGTATCAAGGTATAACTTAACTTTTGCCATATATCAACTTTAAAACTCTTGCTTCTCCACTTGCACGGAATTTGCACGGATAATACGCAAAATTAAAAACAAAATCCGCAAATCAAGCAAAAATGCAACTCTATTAACATAAAAATACGGACTATTATCTAACTTTTTACGTCCGTATTTCATTAATTATCATCACATTAACATTAACTACACGGAGAATATATTCCTTTATAGTTAATCTAAATCACATTTCATTCTAACACTCTCTATTTTAAGTATTTGAGAAAAGTTAAAAATTACTTTGCACGTAATTTGCACGGAAGACTTACTCAGTAAGTAATTCTAAAAGTTTTGCAACTTGTTTATCCTTACGTCTTAAATCTTCACGGAGGAGTTCGTTCTCTTTTTTCAAAGACACTATTTCCCTTATATATTCTCCTCTTGATTCTTCTTCTAAATCATCGTGCATATTTCCAATACCTGTACATAACCATTTAAGAGAAACCTCGGGAAAATTATCCATTATAATCTTCAACGTCTTCTCATCTGGTGTATTTTTAAGCTGATGAATATATACAGAATGCTTCTCTAGCAAACGACACATCTCACGAAGAGACAAATTACGTGACTTTGCAATTGCTTGTAGTCGCTCCCCTATCGGAGCCATTTCTAATTTTGACATAGTTTAGAATGTTTTTAAATTAATACTTAATACTTAAATAATTTAAATTTCCCTTGCATATTGCATGATTATCTCATACATTTGCAGAAAAGAAATGCAGACACACTTAAAGGTCTCTAATACAAAGATACAAAAAACAAACTAATATGGTTACGGAAGAGCCAAAAATTTCAGACAATGCAAGACTTAGTTCAAGTCAAATTGCAAAGGTTTTAGGTGTAAATGTGTCTACTATAAGTAGATACTTTAAACAAGGTCGCATAATTTCTACTGCCAAATTGCAGTATATTGCAACAGGAGCAGAAGTTAAACGTTTTTGGAGAACATATGACAGATATGACACAGGTAATAGAATATAAAGAAAAAGCACACGAATTTGAGTTTGTGCATAAGGCTTATATCGAGTGTAATAAATCTTTATGCGAAAGAAGCATAAATCATATTATTGCACAGCTAAGGAATACAACTGCAACAGATGTGGATGTGAAAATTAGCGGTAAGAAGTATAAATGTCATATAGATAGAGACGAAAAATGGCTCTATCTCATGGAGGAATATTATAACAATATTAAATATCAATCATTATGTGTAAATTTAGATTATTAAGAGCGGACGAGATAGAGCTTCGTGTCGCTCAAATGGCAAAGGACAATACGTCTGCAATGTTCCTATTATACAAGGACGCTCGTGCAGATATGAATATTCTTGATGAATGTGTGGGAAGCCTTAATTGGAAGCGAGAACACACAAGGGACAACCACAACTGCGTTGTGTCAATTTACGACGCAGAGAAGCAGGAATGGGTGTGTAAAGAGGACACAGGTGTAGAGAGTAACACAGAAGCCGAGAAGGGTCTTGCAAGTGACTCCTTTAAACGAGCATGTGTTAATTGGGGCATTGGTAGAGAATTATACACTGCACCCAAAGGACTATGGATTAAAGCCGAAGATGATGAAAACATCAAATATGCAAGGTTTGCTGTTGGTGCTATACATTATACTCCAAATCGTTGCATTGATGGTCTAGTTATTGTTGACGCAAATAAACGCATAAGGTATGCAGTAGGGGTCAATATCATAGTTAACAGCTATCTTGAAGAAAATGAAAAAGCAAAAGAGTATTATATGAAAAAATACAATAATACCCTTAACCACCGGGAAATAGTAAGAGAACTAATCATCAATAACAAGATATAAATATGGCACCAACAAAAAAGATTATAAACGACTTCACTACGGCATTAAGTGCCGTAGTAACCGAAGTTGTTGAGGGGAACGAGTCAGCACTTAAGCTTGCCGTTGTATTAACCTCCATGACAAAGGCTATTGATGCAGCCAAGAAGCAGATTGAAGATATAATGCTTCATGAAGCAGAGAGTTATGGACAAAAGAACTTTGCCGATTACAATGCTAAGTTTCAGATAGCAGAAAGTGGTATAAAGTACGACTATACAGCGATTGAGAGTTGGAATTTTTATCAATCTGAAATAGACGGATTGAGGGAAAAACAGAAAGAAATTGAAGCCATGGCAAAGACAGCAACAGAAAACACTCCGTATGTTGACGCTATGACAGGTGAATGTATTACAAGCGTTCCACGCTCTTCTAAAACTATTGTAAAAATAACATTAAACAAATAAAGCTATGAGAGGTTTAAATTTATCATTTTGGGGCTCTCTGGGTGATGACGCTAAGAAGATGGAATATAACGGGCGTTCCTTCTTGACTTTAAGTGTAGCAGTCAATGAAGCCAAGAAGACACAAGATGGCAAGTGGAAAAGAGATACAAAGTGGGTTTCGTGCATATGGAACCATGATGGAGGAGGCCTTCTTCCGTATCTCGTTAAGGGTGCAAAAATTCTTGTTAACGGCAAGCCAAAGACAAGAATGTATGCCGACAAGACAGGGCAAAACGTGTGCGTTCTGGAGTGTAGTATTTCCGAATTGGAATTGTTATCGTCTCCTAATAGTAGCCAAAACAACGGAGTAACAGAACAAAAGCCCATCGAACAGATACCACAACAAGTAGCAGCAACCGATTTCACGACAAATAATTTTGACAATGGAGATGATTTGCCGTTCTAAAAAGCGACTTGCAGAGCTAAAAAAACGCACCGCAAAATATAAGAATATCTTTGAATTTCGAGACGAGCTTAAAAAGAAGGATTACAACCTTGACGATATTCAAGGGGTTGAATACGATTGCCGTTGGGAAATGAGAATGTACCTACACAAATGTATAGCAGAGCGATTACATAATATTTAAATCACTAACCAATAGGGGCAAAGTTTTAACCTTGTCCCTATATTATTTTTATAGGAACATTATATGGTTATATCTAATGGTTTTATATCTCTAACAAAGACAGAAGCATACAGAGAAGTGTGTCGCAGATGCTCCTCTCGTGTTCTCCCTGTACCTTTACCAACGATTGATACTATGACATATTGGTTATCGGAGGCCGGAGAGATATATGGGTGTCAGCAATACAAATCCTTTGTTCTTACCAAACAATTAAAGATAGAACAGAGATATAAAAAAGGGTGTTCAATTCGTTATGCAATAGGAGATGGCAAACAAAGTAATGCATACATGCAGAATATCATGTACGCAACATTCGTCTCCCATGAATACATAGAAACTTATTATCTGTGTAAATGTAGAAGATATAAATCATCTTACTTCCTGGGTATATGGATCCATATTGCTTTGAAACGTGCTATTGACTTTCTGTATGTTCACACCAGGCATAACACGCTCCATGATGACGATATTAAAGAAGAGGATTTCAGTTGGTGGCATAACTTCGACAATATAGATACAAAGAAGATATTAGATACTATTAAGAGTGAGAGAGCACGTTATATCATTCAGCGATATATGGAGGGATACACTATTAAAGAGATAGCACAAGAAACACAGATAGCTTCATCTTCCGTATCTTGTAGTTTATCACGCTCCATTAAGAAGCTAAGAGACATATATGCAGAATGACTATATATCTCATGTATCATAAAGCCGAATAATTAATTTTAAAGCCTTTATTTTACCTTTCTTGTACTCGTCTTATGATTTACTTTATTTTGTTGTATTGATTTAAAAAAAGACGTATATAAACAAAAAACGTGCTATCATCACGACAACACGTTTAAATTTTATCTATAAGAATTAGTACTTTCTTTTAATATCACAAGACACATAGGTGTCTTCGTCTAAGTCCCATTCTTGCTTTGCTACGAAATTGGTCATAAAAAGGAGCAATCATCTTTCCTATAAGGATGCTGGGTGTAGGGTAATATTCTGTATAAAATACATTCATACGCTTAACTATTAGAGTTTATCTGTAAACAACAAATTATCAACTCTTTTTTTTACTATTGCCAATGCAATATTGATATTTTTATCATCGTAGTTAAATTTAGTTTTTAATCCTGCAAAAGCATACATTCCCTTATACATTGCGATAGTTTCATCATCTAAAACAACGGGGTCTGCTTTCCCTAACTTTGCTTTAAGGAGGTGATATGTGTTAACTTTATGAGCTTTCAACATATCCACCATTAACATCGCCATGACAGCATAGGTCTGTTGTACTTCATACTTCAACTTTATATTATTATCTTTGAGGTTCTGATTAACACCAAAGTATAATATTGATATATCATGACCAATACTATTAATATACTCCTTAGTTGTGCGAACTAACTTTTCATGATAACCGCCTTTAATATGTCGTATAACATTAAGCGTCCACTCATTATATAGAGCCTTTAAATCTCTGCTTAGTTTTTTCATGGCTTCAACTCTTAAATCTGTAGCACATTTAATTGATAAGAGTGCGAAATGCCATGCAAGCTCTGTGTAAACAAAAGGAAGAAACGAAACATCGCTAATTTCTTTTGGCGATAATTTCTCCAACATCATCTGAACATTGTTTTTCGCTTCTAATTCAAGCTTTTGTTCTAAAAATTCCTTATATGTAATATCTTTAATTCTGCTCATACGCTTTAGATAATGAAAATAAATTTTATGTAGTACAAATGGTGTTTTCTCTGCTATAAACCCTCTTCCACTATAATGGATACAACCAGCCCACCCCATATCGGTTTTAATGCTTGTTCCTTGTCTAAATTTGCAATCAGATTGGCAATTCTTACAAGACCTTTTATGTTCATTGCTTTTAATACGACCAATTAAATCTTTCATGGCTATATTTCCATTATCATAAGGAATAAAACCATTTAACACAGCATACGTTCTTATCTTATCCTCCCGCAATGCCACTTCTGAACGAGGCACATTTGTAAACATCATATCTACTTCCGCCACACTTGTTTTGTACATTTTCGCCACAACGAACTTAGACCGACACCTACCTCTCCTTAATAGAGTATCAAGTTCTCTTGTGCTATACCCATTACACACCTCACCTACTCTCAACTCAGCGAGCGAGGTGTTTATATTGTATAATAACTCTTCCATGTTTTCAACTAATCACAATCAAATACTTCTTTTAACTTTTCTTTTTTTTAGGGAAAACAATAGATTGCCAATGGGTAACAGAGGTTAAATCAAATCCATTTACATCATACCACCTTAGTTCCTTATATTCGTTTCGTGTTAATGTGGCAACCGCTATCCATTGTTGTTCATTATCTTGACAACAGACAAACACTTCTAAATTAACCCCCGGCAACCTATCTTTTACACTTATCCAATCACTTGCTTTCATTTGTGTTACTTTAAATGTTACTACTTCTACTCCTTGTCTTTATATTTATTAATCAAATCGTATAAATCATTTAGAAAATCATCAGTAATAGGATTGCCAAATTGAAGAAACCAACCCGATGGAACAAATCCGTTAGTGTTATCAGTGGGTTGTATTTCTTTATCTTTTATTCTATATAATCCCTTCCTATAAGTATAACCAAACATACATATCTCAAAAGATAATAAATAACCACTATTATGATAACTTTGAAGTGTAACGCTTGGTGTATATAAAGACCATTGAAAAGCCTTGTAATTACACGAAATATGCTTGATAGTTAATGCAAAATTCAGCCAACTAAACATTAACCAAACACTATTACCTAACGATATATATGCGTGAGGAATAATATGAAAGGTCGTGATATATTCAAGTTCTAACCCGATGAGGTTCATATCTATTCCTCCTATAATAGTTCTTTACACTCTGTAATTAAATCTTCAATATAAGATAACATATAGTACATACTATCTGCATGAGCTCTCAATGTATCCCAATCTGTCCTACTCTCTATATAATCCTCAGGAGCTCTATTAAGTAATCGTCCTGTTGCACTATAGCCAGCAAATCTCTCTTTATCTTCTTCGTATAAAGAAAGAATATTATTTATTTTTTCTTTTATTTCTTCCATAGTTATAAAAGTGTTTCACATAATTTAATATTACTATCAAAGTTCTTCCTAAAAGCATCTTTTATCTTTTTAGTTGGAAAGGCAAGCAAATGATGTACTTCCAACATTGGTTGTTCCTTAATTTCACCACCAACATAATATATACAATATTTATTGGTGTTTGTATTTGTCCAATCAGGCTCCCAAGGCTTTCCCAATCCCATCTCTTCTCCTGCTATCTTCCAATAAGCGTCCCGGCAGATAAGGAGATTACGAAATGCAGTAATAAGGTCAGATTTGTAGCCTGCACTTCTACTATAAGGTTCTATATCTAATATATTGCAACACTCCCAGTAACTTTTTGGGTATTGTGGATTTACTTTTTCCAAAGTTTTAGTTTCTGCATTCCATTCATAGCCATTGTCTTTGATAGCCTTGAATAATCTACGCATTTCTTCTTCTGTAGCCCATCTAACCCATGTTGCAGAGTCGGCTCCACTATCATAAGGTATAAATGTATCATCACTATCAAAAGAACAATAATCACTTATAAAATAATTATCATTAACCTTTTCTGGTGCTTCTTTTAAAATGCACGTCCATGCATAATTACCATCATGACTACAGGTAACAATATCACCATCCTTAAATTGATAAGGTGGCACAAGACCATTCCATGAAGTTTTACCTTTGGGGAATAGCATAACCTCTCCATCTACGCTAACCTTTCCATCAAGGCGAAAACATTTTACATTATGTTCTTTCGGAAATTTAACATGTATTCTATTTGTTACTTTAGTTAATACACCATCTCCGTATATAGGACTATACAACTCCATGCCCACCGGGCAGTCTTTTAGGAGTTCTGCTATGTTGGTTTTTTCTTCCATATTATATAAACTTTCTTTTGTTTTCATATTCTTCATTTTGTCTGTCCCTTAGAGGACAAACAAATATATACCACAACCATATACCACCCCAAATCATGACATAAAGCCATACATTTGGGTCATCTGTAATCAAACCTTTAATAGATTTGATTATTAAACTGAGGGCAACAAGACCCATTACAACATCGATTACTTTCATTTGCCTAATTTTTTTATGCAATATTAGTAATAATAATGCATACATCAAAGAGATTAACAAACATTAACATTATATTTTATACTAAAAAAATGATGTGCAGACTGGTGACGTTTCTCCCAATCTGCACATCTATAGTTTGATATGGTCTAATAAAAGTGTTATATGACGTACAAAGATAATATATTATTTTGAATTACAAAGACAAATCTATACTATCACCATCAAAGCGATATTCATCGGAAACACCTGCAACACCACTCTCCATGGCGGTCGCAGTTACTCCCAAACCCATATTTTTGCTTTGCATGTTTGTTTTTCCCACAATAATTGCGTTAGTAAAAACTATATAGTTTCCTGTCTTTGTCTTCGCAACAATAGCCTTATACACCAAAAGAGGTGTTGTTGGAGCTTCCCAACCAATTGACGTACTATCTTCGTCCTTAATGACCTCACCACCACAAAGAGCAACCAAATCCTCATATGTATACTCTCCCATAGTAAAGGCAATAGTCTTATTACCCATACTTGTAACGTCCTTATAGTAAGGCTTACCTGTAAGCTCATTAATATAATCCTCCGTCTGAGGGTCATCTTGGTTGTATGAATACGAACCATCATGTGAGTTTGTCACCTTAGTTGCCGTTCCTAACCACGTCTTCAACTTCGATGGTGTTACCTCTTCTGTTATAGGTTCACCATAATATATTTCTTTTATTCCTATGTATGGTTTACGTGCCATATTTTTATGTTTTATATGTTTAACCTCTCTACTAATACTCTTACATTGATATATGCAGAATTTAAGCCGTTATCGTGTAATTTTTCTATACTCTCCCATGAGACAAAACACCAATTACTTTTAAACTCTATGACTTGCGACTTAAAATGTTCTTTCAATACTCGCTCAACTTCTTCCAAGCGTATTAAATTCTCATTGTCTTGCTCGTCTCTATCTGGTACTAAGTAATTGATTTCTACATAACATTTCTCCCATTCTGTATCTTTTGATAATGATTTTGCACATACGACAATACGCTCTTTCTCTACTTTACCAAGTGGAACATTCCCTTTCTGGTACACATCGCACATCTGTAACTGCTTGCAATGCAAAAACAACATATTCCCAATATCTGCCGTAGTTATCATTATTCAAAATCCTCCTTAAGTTTCTTTTCTAAATACAGAACAGCCGAAGACAATACAACTTCTCCCCTTGCTTCAACATCTTTCGCATATGGAGCCGTATTTACAAGTGTCACTCCATCATCATCTACTACATAATCGTTTGAAGCTCTTAATCTCCCTGTTACATCTCTATATGTCCCTGTTTCCTTAGCCACTTCAATCGCTTCTTTCGCTCTCTTCTCCATCTGCTTCAGCACATTCTCCTCGTATGCCTCAATCTCTCGTTCTATCTCGCTAAAGTCAAAGTTTATATCCATATCTCCGAATTTGTTAAATAGTTTGTCCGTTTAACAGACGTTACTTTGCCTTTGGCAATCTCCACTTCATCGGCAATCCTAACAACCTTTACTATGTCCCCTGCTTGTATTGTTGTCGTTCCCTCTACCGCTATATGCCATGACGGACGATATAACTCTCCATTGTCTGTTGTTATCTCGCTATCGGTATTCTTATCACATCTGCACCGACAACAAGGTTGCCATTCTTGAGATACATTCCCTTTTAAACGTCCAAACTCGTCTCGTTCTTCTGGAATATCAATCTGACGATATAGTCTATGGGGGGTATAATACATTACCATAAGTTACTCACATTACGCAATACACGCAACTGCAAAGATGAACTAACCTCCTTGTCCGGTGTTATAGCGTATTTTTTCATCATTATTAGAGCATGGTTTCTTATCTGTTCCACACTCCAAGATTGAGAAAAACCCGCCTCAGATACAGAAGAAGGACGCATGAGATACTTATTCACAAAGGCATCCACCGCTTCGGCAATCTTCTGTTCTGTCTCCGCTGTTACTTCTGCATTAATATCAATACTATTATCTAAAGCAAAAGCAGAAGCACCCACATCAGTTATTACACCAACGTGGGCAAACTTCGCTTTTATAGTCTCTATAATAGTCATTTTCTCGGTCTACCTCGTCTCTCCACTTTCTCCGATGTGGTATCCAATACTTTTAATGTATCTTCTACCATCACCTGTGCGGTACTGCCGTTCGTTTTGCGCTCAATAAGACCCAAAGAAACAAGCTCTTCTGCCCTATTACCACTCACGCTAATTTCTGAACCAATTTCATGCACAATAGAAAAATTAGAGATGTCACGAAATCTTTTAACTACTATATAACTCATGCCTGTACCTCCGTTGAGTCAAGAGTGTAAATTCTATCCACATTAGAGATAACAGGAACAACTCTCGCTTGTGTAGTCGTAAACTCCTGCAATGGGTCATTCTTACGATACTTAGATACCAAGATATAATCGTTGGCAGTCTCATAAGTTACCCCACTTACTCTGCGAGTAGCTTCCGCCACATTAGTCCACACCAAGTCGCCCAAGACATCATCACAAACAAAGGTTGCACTTCCTGTCTTCCAAGGCTTCACACTTGTTTGTTTGCCATTCTTCTCTGTACGGAGAGAACGATTAACACGAACCAACTCAATGTTATACTTGCGTTCCAAGATACTTGCCAACTGTGTTCTATCCAAGATAGGAACGACACCACCACTCGGAACAGCTGTGTTGTTTATAGCAAATACGAAGTAAGAACGCACCTGTTCAGACATACACATGTCGTCTATCCATTGGTCATCGGCATATACTCGTGTGATAGTGTGTCCGTCCTCGTCTGCCTTATCCATGATACGCTTAATATCATCAAACGGCTTACTTGTAGAGTTATTACCTTTCCAAGCTACAGAAACACCAAATCTATTAGCGTCTAAGAAGCCATAGTTAATACGTGTTTCCGTGCCAACGTTGTTCTCACTATCAGCCGTCGCATAACCCGTAGACAAGCCAAGCAAAGCCATATATTCAAGCCGTTCAAACACTGCTTCGATAACCTTTGGAGTGTCCTCAAAGATAGCACGTGCAACTTGCGTCTCTGGTACTCCTTGCGCTATCATTGCGTCAATGTCTGACATCTGTTTTTCATTGAGAGCCATACCAACAGCAATCTTAGGAATATATCCCGAAGCTGTCTCTATTGTGTCTCGCTTAATAAGTGGGATTTTGCTATCCATAGCAACGACATCAGCCGTTACACGTGTATAGTTACCCTTTAGCGTTGCCCACCGACCATCTACGGAAAAACGTGGAGTAAACAACGTTCTGTGTAGATAAGACAAAGGTCGTGCGCTGTCGTTAAGACGCTCAATTACTTGTAATACTAACTGCGGAAAGTATTTTTCCACATACGAAAAAAACAAACTCTGCTCCATTATTCACCGTCCTCCATAAAGTTAATACCTGGTAATGCTGTTTTCAAATCAGCCAAAATAGATGTCACACTTGCGGGCATAACATCATCACTCTTGTTTACCATTCCAGCGGTCAAGATACCTGCACCCTCTTTTGCTCCATCAATAGAAGCAATAAGAATACCAGCATACTCCCAACCCTCTGGTAGTGCTTCATAAACAAGCTTATCCTCTTCTTTCTTTATAGGCATAGGCTTGTAAGTTCCATTCTTACGAATTATAACACAACCCGATGAGACAATAGTATTACCTACTGACGTCTTGTAGTCTGTTATATCCAAGGCACGCCCTCCCTCTATTGTAGAGATTATTTGACGTATAACGATGTTATCAACACCTGTTACAACCTGTTTTGTCACTCCTCCTAATTCAATCATCCTTAGAAACCTTTTAAAATGTCTAATACCTCTTCTTTTGTTGCTGTCTCGCCATTAGTAGTAACAACACCACCCATGCGAGAACCCTGCAACGATGCAACCTTTAGATTATTGGCTATTGTTCCAAGATAAGTCTCAATATCTGCGTTCTCCATCGTGTCTGTAATAACAAAACCCTCTTTTATTCTCCACTCTGGTATTTGCAACTTCTTAGCCGTATCTGTAATAAATACATTGCGCTCTTGCGTTGCTTTCTCACGCTTCATTGTCTCGTTTTCTTGTACCAACGCTTTTAATTCATCGGCTTGCTTCTGACTTGTGGCAAGAATATCCTCAATACGCTTATTGAGTTCTTCCTCCTTAGTCTTTGCTGTCTCATTCATCTTGCCGAGCAATGCGTTTATATACTCTTTCATCTCTTTTCCTTTGTCCTCTTCTCCCCCTGGATCCTCTTTCTTCTTCTTTAGCTCTTCAATCTGTTTCAACAGTACTTCTTTTTCTGTGCCATGAGCCTTTAAAAGCTCCTCTTTTAGCTGTTCTATTGCTTTGGCTTTTTCTTCATCTGTAGTAACCTTTAGCTGTGCTAAAGCGTCCGTTACTCGCTTGTCATTCAGTTTCTGTAGACCAGATAAATAATCATTCTGCATATCTACAATGTTGTCTATATTCTCCGATGTTACAAACCCCGAAGCAACAAGCATTTTTGCGTGTGTCTTTAGTATCTCATCGCCTAACCCAAAATGACTATACTTTGTTTTAAGCTTAGTAAATAGTTGTGTCTCCATATAATTTATTTATTACAAAATTATTCCTTTCTTTACCTCTTATAAAAAAAATAACAGTCTGTACTTCATAAATTTATAGCTTATGAATTACTTTTCGATAACTCCTCAATAATGGCTTTTTCTCTATCTGAAAGAGACCATATAAAAGAATTGCTATTACCCATTTTTGCAAGAGTTGTAGCCTTGTCTGTTTTGGCTTTTTCAAGAACCTCCTTTATCTTGTCGCTTATCAAATACCCGTTTCCAAAGATGCTCTTTTTATGCGCCTTTTGACAATCAAGTGCATTAATAAGCTTTACCTCCTTGCGTGATATACGGATGTCTGCGAAATCTGCGACTGTTGTAATAGATGACACAGTCAACACTTCCTTTGGGTACTCATACTTCGGAAAAGTTTTCTTTATCTTCGAGAGGTTTTCTTGGTTTGCTTTAAAGATTGCCTTTGCTAACTCTGGAGCTGTCATTATTTCAACATCATCAAAGCAGTTCGATACAAAGGCAGTGCGCACACATGCCCCATTGTCATATGTAATATCCGAATACGTAACAATCTTAGTATCCTCCACCTTAGCACTAAAAAGAGTCAAATGTGGAGAGAAAAGAAAGTACGGAATATTACGCTCAATATAAAATCTCCTAATCTTAGACAAGATAGAAAAAGGTGGGTTATCAATCACTATGCAATTTTTAGGGTAATTTACATGCTCATAATCACCACCAGGACAAAAAGGTCTTAGAACTTTTAAACCTTTCATTTTAATGTGCTTGTTACACCATGAAAGCACAGCTTCATATACGTTATCAGGAGTATAACAGTCATCTGTTGTCTTCTTTACTCCGAACTTAGCAACAAACTGCTCGTATTCTTCATTCATAAATTTTAAAGTAATTAAATAGTTTGCACAAACATACAAAAAATTATTAATATACATACAAATAAAAAGGCAACACACACGAATGTATGTCGCCCAAATGCAAAATAACAAATAACTATGGAAATTGACTTACAAAAGTAATATTTTTTCTTTTATACTATCATAATTTTTACGAACACTCCATCTTTGCAGTCTCTTTTCAAAATCATTTTTCAACTTAGAAACTAACTGAGGAGACCAACCAGTTGCAAGACTTATCTCTGCAATAGATAACCTTTCACTTAGCAAAGTGATATATATACTCCGTGCATCAACCTCATGTGTCTTTTTTCCATTCAAAACACTTAAACAATCAATTTCTAAGTCTTCGCATACTATCTCTAAAATACGCTTACAATAAATATTTAACTCTTTCATCTTAATTAATATTTGTTATTATCTCTTTTTTAAAACGAAATAAAAACAAAGCAAAGCACCCACCCACATCCAATAGAACCAAATTATTCCTCTCTTCTTTACTGTCTCTTCTTTTAATGCTGTTTGTATCTCTGTTGTCTCTCTTACTATAACAGATGTATCTCTTTGCTCTGTGTTTATCTCTTCTTGAATTTTATTATCTTTCTTGACCGTTGCTACATATCTCTTCGTTTTTATTTTCTTCTCTTGATAGATGTCTCCTAATGTGTCATACTGCGTGACTGTTTCCTCTATCTCCTCTATTATAACCTCATCTTTCTTTGTTTCTATCTTAATACTCACACTATCATACGACACACTACTATCTGTAGCAACGACAGCACTATCTAAGCGTTTTTTTGCGATGTATCTATAATAATTGATTTGCTCTTACAACCAAGCAAAAGAAAGCAAAAAACAAGGCATAGAATAAGTTTTATAACATTCATACTAACATCATCATTACAGCAATTATCAACATCAATGCACAAGTACACTCAGCGAAAAAAGTAAAACACATGCGTGCGTGTAGGTATAGAATAACTCCAATCAGTAGAGCCACTGCGATAGCTATATATTGCTCATTACAAATAGTCCAAGCGACTGCAAACACCGCCCATATTATAGCACTCGTATAATGTACCACTTTGGTCAGTGTCTCCTTGAATGCACTTGCACAACCAACAAACATCATACCCGAACAGCTAAGAAAAGCCATCCAATGTGTATTATTTGCACTTACGGATAACATAGGAAGAAGCAAACACAAAGCACATACCCACATAAAAAAGATAAAGAGCAAACCTCTATTTCGCTCTGCCCATAAATAATACGTATCACTGATACTCTTAGGAATACAATCAAATTCTAATGCCGTAACCAAAATATAAGCAAAGAAAACAAAAACAGCTATAGTATATAATGCTATCATCGTTGATTGATAATTTTAATAAACATCTTACCTTTCTTACTCTCTCTCTCGCATACTTCGTTTATAATATCCGAATACTTACGGCTATCAAGAAGCATGCCTTTAGCTTTATTCTCACCAGGGAGAATACAACCCTCCGTATCTTCTATAACATTGCCTGGATGAATGAGTACACCCTTGAACCCTGGCACATCTAACAACCGTGGCAGGTTACGTTGAAACTTAGGAGAATACGCCCAACGCAACTCATACGTCCCCTCTGGAATAGCCGTATGACCGTAGACTTTTTCACCCAAAGGGCGCACCTTGTCCTCTAAAGTGTCACATAGATATACACCATCTATATACAACTTACCTATTGTATAGGTGTCTTTAAAATACTTCCTAATAACTTCTATTATCATTTGTTTTCTTGATTAGTGATGTCAATGTCTAAGTGTCTTTTTGTTTTATCTACCAATACTTTTTGTAGTATCTCCGCCCAACGTGCATTGTTGCAACTGCTGATATTCTCCAATATTGAAACTATTTGCACCATACAGAATACAGCTGATACAATATTTGCAAGGTATAAATTGATGTCGGGCAATAACATTTTATCTATCATGTACGATAGTGCCACAACGCCATACACTACAAACATTGTATTAAACATCTTCATAGCTGAGCTACTCTTAAATTTACCATCATTTTTATTTCTCGTTTTTTTCTTCACCCTCCTTGCTAACATATATGCCGTTATGCAGTCGAAAACAATTGCAAAGGTACACACCAACAAGAATGGGAACATTGGTGCAAAGAAACCACTTACACCACTCAAGATGTACATGATGATTTTATTCGTCATCGTTTTTCCTCCCCTATTATTACTACAGCGTTCCATATCCACAAATTTAAGAATTATTATTTATGTGTATGTGTTTATTGCTTTTTAGTAGTCTTTTTTATGCAGAAAATCTTCATGGAATGTATATATCTTCCTCTTTTATTTTTACTACCCTCTGTACTCGTCCCAAAATCTTCCCTAAAACATAATAACGAAGTCCATCTATAAGGTGATTATCATGGTCTTCTGGTTCATTAATATAATGCCCTGTAATATCTTTTGCCCATATATAATTGCGGAGCTCATTCTGTAAGTTATAGCTTTTCTCTGTAACGTATAGGTTATATTCTTTTATCTTTTCAATACCTGCGACTATAGATCCTGCACCCTTGCGGACCGAGTATATACGCCTAATACCACCATTGTATATCTCCTTAACAAGGCGGGGGTCTGCACTCTCACTTATAACCTCCAAATGTTCATACGGCTTTAAAGCTTGTATTATGTCACGTGCTAACATCTGTGTTTTGTAACATATCTCCTCAACATACAAGTCATTATCTACAATACCACACTTAACAATAGCCGTAAAATCATTAGTATATCCGAAGTCCATACCCAAAGCAATCTTTTTGCAATGTTCGGGAAACTCCTTTACAACTCCCCATTTCTTAAACACAGCACCCTCGGCAACATCTGCCCAACTTCCTATTACCACATGTGCATATTTCCCGGGGTCTTTATCTTTAAGGTCTTGCACTTCTTTGAGGAATTGTGGAGATAGATGTTTTATATTATCAAAATAGGAGGTGTGAATATGTAGCACATTAGGGTGTGTACTTATCTGAACATCTACACCATCTATATTAATTAGTTTATGACTATCCCTAATATAACGCTGATAGATAAAATGATTACTATCCGTAGGGTTCATGATGATTATAACCCTATTCTGTATTCCTTTAGTACGGATAGATAATACAAGGCGTTCAAAGTCTTCTTCATTAGTCCACTCTTCCCCCTCATCACATATAAAGGTAGTAATACCGTGTATAGATTTGAGTTTGGCTGTTTGGTTTCCGCTTGACGTCTTGATACCACGAAACATCACTCTTCCACCTGTCTTACGATTAACAACATCGGTTTTTGTTGTTTTAAAGTATTTCGTTGTTCCGTCCAAGTCTATTTTTTCCATAAACTCTGGTATGACGGATATGGAAGCCGATGTCATAGTGTAACGAGTATATAAGATATTATGTCGAACAGTATCACCTTTATCATCTTTTCCAAGTTCAAAGGTCAAACGTTCTATAAATGTTCCTACAGAAAAGGACTTACCACTACCACGACCACCAGTAACAAGGATGATAAACTTTTCTTTGTCGGTATAGAGGGGATTATATATTGACGCTGTTCGTATCATCTGTTGTCTGCTCTTCTTTCATCTCTTGTTCCAACCACTTCACAACCTTGACACCCTTATCTGTTGTTTCTTCCTCCTGTTCATCAAGACCACGTTGTATTCTTCTCCATTCTGGGTCATGGTGGAACAACCAAGTAGACAAAGCTTGAACATTTGGTGGGAGTTCTACTTCTGTTTCTGATACTATAGCCTTTACTTTAGAAACAATCACTCCTACACCGTGACAATATGGGCAATCCATATCTTCTCCTTTACATTCGCATTTTACCTCTGCAAATCGTCTACCCTTAGATATGGTTTTAATACCTCCGAGTGCTGATTTTAAGTATCTTCCTCTTACGATGGAGTTTATTTTACGTCTTGCTCTCGCTAACACGTCACGTATACGTGCGCTTCTCTCTCTGTTTTGTTCTTCGTTCCAATTGTTATATTTGCCATTTTTCATAGCATAGAACACCTTATCATCAAGAGACATAGCGTCAGCGATTTCGGCATCGTTGTATCCTTGCAAAGCAAACCCGAATAACTCCTCATAGAATTCGTTTTCGTTGTAATTATATTTTGGTAATGCCATAATAATCAATATTTTACGTATATTATATATTATTATTCTTCATCATCGTTATCATCTTCATTCTCCTCAAACAGACCTAATTGTTCAACGAACGCTTCACCTTTAATAAATTTGGTGTAAGGGTCATATTCAAAAGCTTCACAGAAATCGGCTTTAGCTTGCCAAGTATCAAAGGAAACAATGACATAAGCGTCCATATTTTGTGCTTGTTCTTTTGCCTTTTCTGCTACTTCTTTTTTTACCTCTTTCATATGTTGCTCTTTATCTTCCCTTGATTTTTCTTGTGTTGTGGGAGTGTGCGATACATCTACAGTTTCGGCTTCTCTTTTTGCTTCTTGTATAGCGTGTTTTGCTTCTTGTATTGGAGAGGCTATTTCGTCAAGCATAGCAGAGAGGTTGTTTTCCTCTTCTGTTTGGTGTAGAAAGTCAATACCTATTAGGTTCAAGTCTGCTTCCGTTAGTCCTGCATCTTTATAATCTATATCTGGAATAATCTCTCTCAGCTTATTATAATCCCATTCTCCTTGTGCGTTTGGGTTATTCATAAGCACGTTTATTTCCTTTTCTTTATTCTCGTCCACATCGATAACATCAACACGTAGGATATAATCATTCTCCTTTGTTTTTTCGTTATACTTTTGTAGTTCGTCCATTACGGAAATACGCTGGTGTCCGCTTACGATAGTCATATTTGTTTGTCTATTAACTATCACACCACCCATTAACCCATATTTTTTTATCCCTCTTTTAAGGGTCTTTTTTGCTTCTTCTGTTATTGTACGAGGGTTATAATCAGACAATGATATTTCAGAGCGTTTAACCTCTATATTTTCGCTTTTTATATACTTGCTTAGCTCCATAGTATTAATTTTTATTTTTCTGTTCATATTCCCATAGTATTCTTTCAGACATTGGGAATACTTCATATATTTTCTTTAAATCATTAGGGAAATTAGCTTGTAGCCATAGGAAGCATTCTATATTAAAACCTATACCGTTAGAAGCCTTATTGGAATACCTCACTGGTTCGGGTAGTTTCTTTTGCTTCATGTACGCTAATATATCTTTTTGCGTCCACTCTGCTAACGGATATACAAGACCTTTATTTTCGTAGTTACTCATTTCATAAGTTCCTAACATAAGTCTTCTATTCATGCTATCCGCTTTTTTCATTCCCAAAAAGACGTAATATGCGTTATATTTAAGTCTCACGCTTTCTATTACATCTGCAAGCCTTATCAATTTAACATTAGGATTAGCAACGCAGTACATTCCGCCCCTTAATATGTAAGATAAGTTCCAATGTGGTATTTGTACAATCTCTACATGCGGATAACGAGCCTTAGTCCATCTTATCCATCTTTCTATGTGTTCCAATCCTCGTACAAAGTACATATACACACAAATAACACGCTTGAATTTTTTATTGAGCAAGTCTAATACAACCAAACTATCCTTACCCAGGGAAAGGAACACTACCGCTGTATCTGTTTTGCTTGAAATAGCGTCTATGACCTTTATGCTCTGCTCTACTTTATTCATGCTCTTTGCTCTTGAACCAGAGGGGGAATCGAACCCCTTATAAAAGCCTTTTCTTATCTCTGGCACCCCAATGAAAGCTATGTACTTTCCTTTGCTACAGTCTAACCAGCAGACAAGCCCAAAGAAAGACGTAGGTCTCTATATCGCTGTTGTCTCGATATAAACCTACCTCCACGTCCTGAAGGCCCTCCCGACTTCGTAGATGCTGCACGCATACCTGTTCTGTATCCACCTGTGCTATACGTTGTTGTTGGCATACTCTCACTTTTTTGTTATTACTACTCCTCTATCACATTTCCTAAGTCATAAACAACTTGGGCGGCAAGATAGTATTTGCCGTTTATTTCGTAGGATATAAATTCGTCTTTCTCATCCACAAACAACTCAATATTGGCTTCTTTAACCTCAACTAAGGCTGTAGGTGTATTCTTTGCGTATCCGACTTTAAACCGGATAGCATCATAATGCCTTGGCACAAACGCACCATCTTCCATCTTACAATTGCCGTCCTGATCTAAACTGCAATACTTCTTTGCTGATGTTGGACGTATCTCTCTAAACTCTTGAGTCTTCTGTCCTCTTATTATCTCGTCAAAATCTTTCTTTGTAACGATTAAATTTAAAATTTTCATAGTATATATATTAATTAGTTTCTAATACTTCACCTAAAGTATAAACAACTTGCATTACCTTGAATACTTCATCGTCCATTTTAATGATAATACAATGTCCTTGTTCGTCTCTCATCGGCTCAATATTGATGTCTTTAACCTCAATTAAAGCCGTTGCTCTGTCTTTACGATACCCAACATAAAAACGTATCGCATCATAATGTCTGGGTACATATTCGCCATTAACCAATAATGCCTCGCCAAACTTATCTACTTGACAATACTTCTTTGGTGTAAAAGGGTTTATCTCTCTAAACTCTTTTTTCTTTTTACCACTCAGTATTTCTTGATAATACTGATTTTTGATAATCAACGTTAAAATTTCCATACGTTATTTGTTTAATATTTATACAAATATAATTATAAATTTCTTAATATGCAAGTTATTTATATAAAGAAAACATCTTTTTATATGCTAAATATGAAAACTATAAAAGAAATAATTTACCTTGTGGTATCTACCCATTTGCAACACTTCACTCTTACTTTTGTTTACATACCCGGCAATAGAGTAACAATAGTGATTTTCATTACCTCTTCTGCTCTTTGGCATAAAGGTGTCGATAACCCCTTCTGCTTTTGCATAAAGTTTGTAAACATTCATTTGGTCTTCTTCTGTAAGATGTTCTGAACTTATATGGACATGTAAGCCACATGTCTCGTTTACCTTTGCACCAGCTCTATTAAGAGCACAGCAAACATCCTCTAAATGAGCAAAACCCTTTACACCTTTCAAGATAGGTGAAACTACCTCGTTAGAGTTTTCACCCTTGACTGAACCATCTCTCACAATCTTGAAATAGTCACGTCTGTCTTCGTGATTATATTCCTGGCTAAGAATAGTTCTACCTAATTGGCTTGCTTCGTCTATTAAACTTCGACGGGACACAAGACACTCAATCTCAACACCAAAAGTGTTAGCTGTTCTAAACTCTGCCATGTTAAGCACTTCACTCTGCCAATTTGGAAACCCTTGAGCATTGCTTTCAATATGCAACTGCTCTACTTGAGTTTCTCTTTGTGCTATCTCTGCCTGTACCTGTGCATCATGCTCTTCGATGATACACATAGCTTCGTATGCACCAAACCCAATAGCAATAAGTGCTCTCTGTTTTTCTTCTTTCGATGTGAAAGAAGCAACTATTTGTTGTCTTCTTCTTGTTTGCTCTCTGTTTGTCATAGTGTCTAATTTTAAATTTGACTTTGTTTTAATTTGATATTGCAAATATAAAAATACTTTTTTATTCTACAAAATATTTCACGTTAAAAAATATTAAATAATAATTTTATAAATACTTATATATATATAAGTATTATTTTTGTCTCATATATATAGTATAGTCATGATTAAGAACAGAATTAAAGAGATATGCAAAAAGAAAGGGTTGCAATTATCAGATATTGCAAAAGGACTTAATATGTCACCACCTAACTTGTCTTACACAATAAAGAAAAAAGAAATAGACAATTTAACCTTACAAAGAATTGCAGATATATTGAATGTCCCTATATCGGATTTGTTATCAGAAGAACCGTTGCCAGATTACAACAAAGCGGATCTGAAGCTCTACAATAGGAGTTATTCTCCCTACACCTTACAGATAGGAAAAATATGCAAGATTAAAGGAATAACACTGCAAGAGTTAGCTTCTCGCATGGGTATAACCTATCAGAGTTTACACAACCTCACAAAAAGTCCAAATCTCCAATCATTGGAGAGAATATCTTATTTTTTAAATGTTCCATTGTATTGTCTGTTTTCCATTGAAGAGGAAGAGATAAAAATCCCTGTACGTTATATAGACAAAGAGACTGATAAGATAACATCAGTAGAGATTAATATAAAAGTTGGATTTCAATAAAAATAAGACGTATGTTTGATTTTGAACAAATACTAAAGAAACGAGGTATAAAACAGAAAGACCTTGCCGATAAGTTAGGAATAACACCACAGACGTTACACTCAACGCTTAAAAACAACCCTACGGTGCTATCGCTCCAAAAGATTGCAGATGTCATTGGTTGCGAGATGGCAGATTTTTTTCCTCCCTCTTCTAAGTCGACACATTCACCAGAACTAATCTGCCCACATTGTCATAGGAGGATTGTTTTAATAGCAAGTAAAAAATAGCCTAATTTGACTGTTTTATCCTGTGCATAATAGCGGAGATAGAATTATCTATGATTGCTTTGAAACCGGGATATATTTTATACATTCTCCACATACGAATAGACTTAGTAACCGATGTAGAAGATTTATAGCCTACAGTTGTCGCTACTTCAAAGATAAGATAGTTTATTATTCTACCATCAAGGAGTGCACGAGGAGAATAAAGCATAATACACATATAGGAGAAATATAACTTTTGTCTTCTCGGTGTCATATTAGGGTTTATCTCCTTAAAAACGGAGTACATACTTGGGATAAGCCCCATATCCGTATATTGCGGTTGTATCAATCCCAAGTACTCTTCCGTTGAGATATGTAGGTTATGAAGTATTTCTTCAGCGTGTAGTATTTTATTCCCTATCATAATATAATATTATTAATACCCTTGTCTTTGGAGAGCTAAATCTTGTTTAGCAAAACTTATCTGCGTCCGGATATTCTCTCCATGATGGACAAGAGCCCTATTTTGTCGTTCTAAGAGTTTAACCAGACTATTAACGTCACTTGTATAGGAAGATATAAGCGATTTTTGTATTGTTGCAGGGTAACTCTGTAGTTCTGTTCCTTTCTGTAAGAAAACATTTGCTACTGCTTCATCTTGTAACTGCATCGCCTGTGCTAATAGATAACCAGTTCGAGCTATATAAGAATTAATAACAGATAGACGCTCCACTAAAAAAGATGGGTCATCTGAAACCTTTTCCTCTAAAAATGTCTGTATCTCCTTTGCTTCATTGTATAGGATTAACTTTGGGCATTTTGTGCCGTCTGTTTGTCCGTTTATCAAGCACTTTTTATCTGTGCATAATGAGCACACAACTTTGAAAATCTCCATAGTCTTTAATATTAAACTTTAACACGTATAGGAAGACCAGCATAATCCCATGCAAGAAGAGCAGCATCACGCATGTCTTGTGATGTTCTCCCTATGATATTAGTAAAATATGCTAATTCATCATGTGTAATTTTTCCGTCTTTACCTTTCCAACCCTTGCGGAGTGGTTTCTTTTCCACACACTCAAAACCATAGTGTTTAACCATCTCCACTATCTTTGCGCCTGTCTCATGATTACGACCCACTTGTCGACCCTTAGCACTTGCAAGAGAAGCATTGTCAGAGCGGAAGACATGCCAATTACCATTATTCAGCCAACCAGCCTCTACAACCACTACAACCTTCTGCCCACTGACTTGGCTTTTACCCTTTACCCATATCAGATAGTCCATCAGCTGTGGAAATGATAGTGATGATGTTTCAAGCTTCCGTGTATTAACCTCAAGAAACGCAACACCACTTTTTGTGATGTCGGGGTCAATAGCTATAACAACGTCATAGTGCATTCTCTCTCCTCCCTCTCTACTACCCCACGTGGCGACATGTGACCCAAGATAGGAAACATTCCAACATCATGCACATTATCACCTACCTTTCCCATCATTTGTATGTAGTGTGTATCTCCACCATCTTTATTTCTCTTTCTTTCCGTAGCTGACAAATTCAAATAAGCCCTATTTTTTAGCTTATCTAAAGTTATATTATTCTTACGTATGGGAATTACTATTGCATCCAAAACATCACCCTTAGATGTGCGAACAGAACCCAAGAACGCATCATGCAAACGGAGTACGTCTACTCTCAAGTCAAAGTCTTTAAATCTTTTTTCCATTCTTTTTCTTTGAATTAATAAACTTCTGTAAATCCTCATCCTTCACTACATAAGCTCCATATTTAGTCTTAGCCTTTTTTATCGCTTTAAGTTCTCCAGTCTGTACTAAGCGATATACAGCATGATAAGACTTCCCTAAAATAGCAGAACACTCTACAAGGGAGAGTAAACCATCTTGTTTTTCGTATGCCTCCAACTTCTCAAGCAGAGCCATACACTCTCTTTTAATCTCCATTAATATTAATTTCATAAGCCTAAAATTTTTATACAAGAAATAAATTCTAACTGCAAAGTTATAAAATAAATTAGACAAAACAAATAATAAACATACAAAAAGAACATACATTGAACATTTTAATCATCTTCTTTTTTTGTTTTAAACCCCTTTATTTTTTTATCTTTTCTCTTTAGATGAGTAATTAATCAAATAAACATATAAAATCAAAATTTGATAGCTTATTTTATCAAATAACGACATTGTGTAGTATTAATGCAAATATATATTATGAATAGCGAGCGCACACCCACACACGCATGTACACGCACGCACACGCAGTAGTGGTTAATATAATATAATAATATTAATAATAAATAATATATAATAATAATATAATATTAATAATAATAATATAATAATATAATAATATAATATATAATAATAAATTATATATAATAATAAAAAGAAAAATAAATAAAAAGAAAAAGAGATTTTTATTTAAAATAAACTACTTTTTTCACGTAACTACTTGATTATCAATATTAGATATTTACTATATATCTTAATCATAAATGTACTATATTAGTTTTTCAAAAACTAATGACTTTATGTTAAATAAAAAGTAATACCTATCTAATAAATTGATTTTCTTACATTTAAAAAATATCCCAAAATGACACTTAACATAATGTTATTAGTTTTTAAAAGACTAATACAGACTAATAAGAACTAATATTTGCAATGTTAGATGTAATTAAAATGCATATTTGTTTGAAAAATATTTGCAGATTGAATAAATAAGATTATATTTGCAAGCGATTTAAATACATAATACAATGATAACAATAAAAGAGTATGACATGAAAGTCCTCTCTTTAATGGAGGACAAAGAAATAGCCGAAGTTGTTCGTGCTGTAGCTTCATTCATTGAGAATGAAGAAGATATTACATTAGAAGATAATATTGCAGATTTCCTACTGCAGAATATCACCACAAGAATAAAAAAAAAGAAGAGACAAGCGGAAGCTGGTAGAAAAAACATAAAAGCCTACCACGAACGCAGGTCTCAAGAGGTGAAATTGGAAGTGGTGCAAAAAGAAGAGCCACTTCCAAACTCCGATGTGAAGTTTATTCCAGATAATAATAACAATACACCTCATGATATGTTTAAGCAAAGAATGCTCAGCGATACATATCTGGTAGAGCAAATATGTATAAAGAGTAACGGTTGTTTAACTCCTCAAAATATAGGTTCTAAGATTGATGAGTTTAATCTTCTACTCCGTGAAAGAGGATGCGTTTATACTTCTGAAAGCGAGTACCGCAGCCACTTATCTAATTGGATTAATGCGTCTCTAAGAAGATTTAGAGAAGAACTCCAAGAGGTTGATTTTGATGCAAAATTCGCTCGTGCTATAAGCAATTTAAGCTTTGAAAGACAACAGGAATTAAAGCAGTCGAAAGACTACGTAATAAAATACGGCAGAACTCACAGACTCGATTGTCAAGAACTCCTTGATGCAATGTTGAAGTATAAAATGACATACGACGAGGTTGGAAGTGCACATCGTATATATCTACCAGAACTGCCCGAGGTTGACATAGAAGAATTATTTACAAGCAAATTATGGCAATAATAACTATCGACATATGGATGAATGACAAAATACGCTATCAAACACTAAGCAGCAGAGAGCGTGCCTTGTCTGAACAGTCCGACTATATTAAGTCTATGCACTTTGATAATTTTGAGCAGTTATTCAAGTATCATGTGTCACGAATAGATATATGGGTAAATGGTCGTAAGACGTTTGTTGATGAGATATTACAGATATTGACATTCCGTACTTACCGAGAGTTTGGTCACAGAATGAGAATTGCAGAGTTTATCTTGTTTTGCGCTGATTGGGAAAGTGGAGGTGAAAAGCTTACAGGAAATGGGTTCATGAGAAAGTTGAGTTCATTTTACTTCGACATTCAAAACGCAAGGGAAAAGGCAAGGAAAGAAAAAGAAAAGAGTGAAACACACGAAAAGACATACTCACCAGTAGAATATTATGAGTTATTAATCAGCCAAGGAAAAGAAGAAACAGCAGAGGATTTCCGTATTCGTTTCCTCCCATTTTACAATAGTCTAAAGATAATTAAGTTAAACAATTAATATACAACAACATGGAACTAAAGATTTTTGAAAAAGAAGATTTTGGAGCTTTGAGAACTCTTACAGTTGATAAAGAGGTCTTTTTCTGTCTCCCGGATTTATCAACTATACTTAATATCAAGTACCAAACGTGCCCTGTATGGAACGAAGCAACAACTTTCCAGATTGAAGACTCTTTTGGCAATGTACAGGATGTTAAATTTATAGACGCATTCCAACTCCGAAAGCTAGTTCTACATTACAAAGGTGTTTTATTTTCGTGTCCTGCTTATCAATGGATTTCTGACGTAATTATTCCAGCGTGTATCAATGACTAACGAAGAAAAGGAACGAGTTAGGAAGAATATCATATATCGTGTTGGTTATGGGTTAAAAATAGAGGTTAAAGACAAACTAGGGTGTGTTAGTATAACCACCCTAACCACCGATAACGCAATTAATCTGTATAATGGAGAATGGGTTGAATTTAAGCCGTTTTTAAAGTCTCTTAAAGATATATCAAGGAAAGAATTAATGGAATTAAAAGAATATTCAAAATATAATATCAAAAGTTACGACAGAGCACGTTATTACGCATGGTGCAGAATACACCACTATGACCATACTAACCTCCTTGCAGATAACCTCGCATATCCTATTGCAGAATAAAAATAAAGTCAATTTTAATAAATAAAATTTGTATTTATAAAATAATTTAATTGGGTTTGTTCTCATTATTACAGAACAAAGTGCAAAGATTTATTTATGCTTTTCCCTTGTGAAGATTGGAGTAATATTGAAGAAAGGGTAAATGCCCCCACTATTTCGCAAGTCTTGAAGTGGTTGAGAGAAGAGAAGAAGATATATGTAGAACCTTGCATACTTGCAGACAGAGATGCTGATGCAGACGATAAAGTAATAAATGAATATACATATTGGAGTTTTAGTATAACACATATAGAAACTGGAGATATGATATATTTTGAATACGAGCATATTGATGGTAAAAGATATGAGTCTTATGAGCAAGCAGCACTTGCAGTAATAGAATATACACTTGATAATTTTATTTAACGATATGAATATAAAAATCAAAAAACTAAACAAGAACGCAGTAATACCTAAGCGTTCAACAGATGGAGCAATAGGGTATGATTTATTTATCCCTATGGATATGCAAGTTTATCAAGGTAGAAACGTCCTCCCCTTGAATTTCGCTATTGAAATGCCTAAGGGCATCGAAGCAAAGATTGAACCTCGTAGTGGCTTCGCATCAAAGGGAATGGAGGGAAAGTCTTTGCCTGACTTAGACGGACACCAATACACAAGACGTTATGACGCTGATGTACTTGTGGGGAAAATAGACCCTGACTATCGAGGTAATGTTGGTGTTATCATTAATAACCACGACCAATCTTTTATCCTCCCAAAGGGAACAAAGGTAGCTCAGATGACTTTTTATAAAGTGGAATTGCCAATAATAGAAGAGGTAGACAACCTATCTGATACCGAGAGGGGAGATGGGGGTTTTGGTAGTACAGGTGTAAGCCATAATTAGATAACGGAAGTTGACTTTACAAATAAAAATGAAGATGGATAATAAAGAATTAAAATCAATCTCCGCAGAGTTGTACAATCGTCTTGAATACTTAGGACTAATAGACAATGACACACGCACGTTTAACGTGGGAAATTCTAACTACTCCGCTCATTTTATCCAACCCTGGACTATCTGGTTAGATTATCCAGGGTTAACACCCTTTGACCATGACATCATCAAGAGGATACTCAGAACAAAGGAGGGAGAAGACAGGGCAACCGACTATGAGAAAATTATCCATATATGTAAGGAAAGACTACGACAAATAAAAACAAAAGAAAAATGGCAGGGAAACACCAATTAAAGACGAGTAA